ATCTCTAGCTAACGCTTTAGGAATGACTCTGTATTCTGATTTAGCTATAGACTCTTCAAAAATACTACTTAAAAACTTAGAGGTCTTTCCGGTTCCGGTACAGTATCTTACGTAAGCCACCTCTTTTTTTTCAGAGTCCTCCGAAAATATCTCTACCCTAACCTTACGGCCAGGTGTAAATGTACCGTCCCAGCCTAGAGTTATACATTCTTCTCCTTCCTCTATCATTGCAACTGGTGCATCGTCGCCCTCTACCATTTTGGCATGTGCAAGAAGCACATCGGCCCATTCCTTCGTTAATGATGTTACTTCTGAGATTGCTGTAAAATGCCGACGAAATCCGGTTTCCAACCGGTATTCTCTGTTAACCAAACGGGCCCAGATGTCGGCCGCTGCGTCTCCGGTGGTCTCAAAAGAACACCAACCGTCCTCTAGTTCTTGAAAGTTCTTTAAATTATCCATAGTGCAATCTCCTTGAAATATAAACATTCAAACACAGCCAACGAAAAGTTCGTAGGACTGCTCACGTTTTTACAGGTACGTGTAACCACTATATTATGACGCACTTATAGGTTGGATTAAGTGGAGACGTCTCCACTGGTTGATAGCTAAAAAAGAAACACACCATGCCCGAAGGCATGATGTGAATCGTAACTAAGCAATCCTTCTTGGGGATTGCTTGATCCAATCAATTAGCTCATCCCAGCTCTCGCTGGAGAACTGGTCTTGCTGTGAGTTTGACGACATGTACATACAGCATGAGTCATCCCAATCGTTTAGCAACACACAAGAGAATTGCTGTGCGTCTACGTCGACGTCGACGCTAACTCCGCATTTTCTCTTTGTGCTGCGGATCTCTGCGGTGTGCGGTCCATACCCAACGACGCGTTTGAACCCTGCTCTACGCAGGGAGTCAGACAATTTTACGCAAGGTAATAGTGATAAAGTCTTCATACTAACCTCCATGTAACTAATGATAACGCAGGCGATGAGCTTTGGAGCTCATCTACTAATACCTACGTATACACCTCATTATGACGCACTTATTGGTTGAATTAAGTGGAGACGTCTCCACTAGCCGTCCTATAAAATAATAGGACAGTAGGACGATAGGACAGTAGGACAATTACTGTTGATTAGGATTAAGACTTGATGCCGCCTATGTCTGTACGCACGATATCGTGCTCCGATAGCTCAGGCCAATAGATCTCTAAAGCTTCAGTCTCTTCTATAGCTTCGAACTTATGGTTTAAGCCTGGTGGTATCTTGATGCACTCGGTAGGTCTAAGAATGATGGTGCTCTTTATAGTGCCATCTGGGTTATAGCAGCTGACCATTAGCTTACCCGAGACGATATAGAATTGATTCCACTTGCTCTGATGAAAGTGATTAGAGCAGTACCCGCCCTTGAGGATGTGTATGTGGCATATCTGAAAGGAGTTATCTAAGTGAATGATATGGTTGCGGCCCCATAACTTCTCTTCTTTTCTTACAGCTAGGACGTCCATAAGCTACCCCTCTATAATCTTCTTCCAAGATGCATTAAACTTGTTACGCTTAGCCTTACGACCAAGCTTGGTATTCTTATTAAGGTTGTCTAAGCCGTGATTGATGATATCAGCAGCCGCATTAAAGAACCTATTAGCATCAGGCTTAGCAAACACTACACCGTTGGTAGATCCACCTTGGTCACATGATACTAATATTCCGTTAGAACCATCAACTATTATATTGGACATAGGTGGTATGTTATAGGCTATGACAGGAGTACCCATATACAAAGACTCTATGCCAACTAAACCAAACCCTTCGATCTCAGCAGGCCATATGACTAGGTCGTGATTGCCATACAGCAGAAGAGAGCTTACACATGTGGTTGAGTCTATAATAGGCTTTATCTGATGGTTCTTTTTAAAGAAGTGCCTTAGCTCTCTTACAACCTCCCAAGACATACACCTAGGGCTATATGATATAGACAGCTCAGCATGAGGGCATAGCTTGTTTACGCCAAGGGCTACATCGAATAAAGCGTCTATGTCGCATCTAAGGCCTTGAGTGGAGTGCAGAGGTATAAGCACCTTGGGCTTAGACATGTCTACGCTTCCAACGTCTTTCCTAGTAAAAGGTATTAAGCTGTCCCACTCAACAGTGGATACGTTCTTAAGATCAAAGTCTTTCTTTAAAGTCTGAGCGTTACTAGGGCTTGGAGCTACAGTGTGAGCACATAGCTTAAATGACTTTCTACTATAGGCTGGAAGGCAGTCCCAAGGGGCTAGAGCTATTGTTACTATGTTCTTACCAACCTTATGAATTAGATCTTTGTCTGGAGGCACAGGCCATATGATGTGAGTAATGCCTTTGAGCCACTGCTGGTAGCTCATGACATCAGGTGTGACTACAACCGAATCCCAATCGCAACCGTACGTGTGCCCGCGCTTAAGCTTACTGAACAGAGTGGTCTCATACCCTATAGCACGTAATGAATCAGACAAACGCATTGCCGCATATACGGCATCGTGAGGCTTATACTGAATATCGAATCCTATTCTCATTATGAGCCTATCAGTTATGCGTAAATAAATAGCCTTCTACCTTGGCAGGCTTGAACTCTGGCAAAGTTGAAAGGTTATTTACAAAAAACCAGTCAGCAGCGAAATCTGTGCTATCCCACTTAACCTTACTGCACAGGCAAGCGCTCGCTATCCAAGCGCCTCCATCAATTCGCCCTCTCATTAGGGCAGTGCTAACTGGAGCCCACAACTTGTGACTATGTACCATGTTACAGTAGACGAAGCTAGCCTTATCGGAGTAAGCCTTAGATAACATCCATTCAAAGTATACAGGAACATACCAGCAGTCTGCGTTCATAGTGCATAACCAGTCACATCCGTCATTAACAGCCCTGTCTAAACCAGGCTGCCTCATGTTATGCCCATGCTTTCCAACCCTAAAAGGCGTGCACGATAAATCAAACCTTGAGTCCCCACCAATTGCTGACTTACAGGCTGACAAAGACTCATCATCAGCCCATGGCCCATCATGTGATATGTAAGCTTTAAAGTTCTTGTAAGTCTGTGCCTTCAATGCGTATATGAGAGATGCCAGAGAATTGCCTTGATTGTATGTGACTAAAGATATGCCTACCTTGGCACTGGCTGGTATGTTCGGCTTTGGCTTCCAGTACCTCATGAGTCAATCCTCAAATGACCCTTACCAGCTCCCTTACCACTAGGCTTTCTGGTAACACCTCGGTAATGAAACACGAAGCTTGAGCAAGCTACTGCGCTAGTTATACCTAGCCTCTTCCATCTGCCCATTAGCTCGTCTTCGTTACGAGTCATCTTATACTTTGGATTGAAGAACAGCCCTGGCCCCATAGATCCTTTTAGCCATGTAACTGCCTTAGCTGCTATGCAGAAACCGTTTAGAGGTGAGCTTACAGTTTTACCTGATTGAAGACGAAACAACTCAGACGATACCTTTGATATGTAGTCGTCTGAGTCATTAACTTTAAACCCTGGGTAATACTTGCCTACGCTCTGACTAGCTCTGTGGCCCGGTGCATTCGTCGTCGGTCCCACTACGCCTGCGGCGCCTTCTAGAGCCTCTTCGATTCCCAGTATCCAATTCTGTGGAAACTTCAGGTCTGAGTTCCCCGACACTATTATCTTTGGATTCAGGCTCAGGGCTAACTGTATTCCCTTGTTCCACGACCTTGTCAGATTCTTGTCGTTCTTCTCGAATCTGTACAGGAGCAGACGGTGCTTCGGATACTTCTCCCACATGGCAGGATTCCACTCGGGGCTCCCGTCGTCCACAACTACCGCCAAGCTGTTCGCAGAGCTCGCCAGCAGGCTTTCCACAGCTATCCTCGCATAATCGAACTGATTGTACGTCGGTATTACAACAGCCACCAGAGGCTGGAAACGTCTCAACAGCTGCTGGGCTGGCCTCCTCCTCTTTAACCGAATTAACTTCAACTAGCTCATCGACAGAAGGTACATTGTCGATAAAGGTGTCGATTGGATTAGCTTCTTTTGGCTCTGGGTCTGGTAGTGGAGACGCCTCCAATAGAAGAAGGCTATCAAGACCGCTAAGCTTGCTAGGAGTAAGCTGGTAAGAACAAGATGCTACAATACATCTTACGTTAACGCCTCCAACTTCATCCTCTGGCAACACTTCGTCTACTGTGACTCCGTAGTTGTCTTTCAAAAGGCTGTAGGACTTGCTAAGGAAAGCTGAACCTACACAGTAGTTAGACTGAATGCAGTTATTAATTACTATCTTAGTACCAGGCACACATACTCTAAGAAGAAACATCAAATCAGACGCAATGGTCTCAGGCGATCTTCCTCCATCAATACTGACTATGGTAACGTTTGGCATGTCAGCGCTAGCTGTAGGAAGCGTGACTCTAGTATCACCTTTAACAAGCTGTACTAAGCTGGCTCCTGCAGCTGTAATCTTCTGTCTGGCTAAATCTCTGCTTACTGGATCAGATTGACCCTGTAAGTGCTCCCTTTCTTTAATCTGTTCTGTAGCGTCTTCAAACATATCAAACCCGTAGAACTCAATGTTAGTTCTACCAAGCCTCTTAGCCAAAGCTACCAAGGCTGCTGACCTGTCTGCGTTATGTACTCCAACCTCAACTATACGGTAAGGCTTATTATTCTTACTGTTGTTAATGGTGTCCTTAATCGCTGACGTAAGATGGTCGTACCTGCTTGTCATTCTCGACTCCTGATTTAAAGGTAAATCTATTCCAACTCTTTTGTACCTGGATATGTCTTGAGGTCTAGGTAACCCCAACAAACCAAGTTCTTTTATAAACTGTGCATAATCTTCTTGATGCACATCGCCGCCACACCCTAACAAGGGAGATAGCGATAATACAGCTATTCCTAACTTTTCTCTAGCTAGCTTTCTAGCCCTATAGGTCCATAGTCTATACTCTCTATAGACTTCTGAAGCAGGAAGGCCATTAAATCTAACATGCTGGTTATGCCCGTGGTGGTCCCCAGCTACAGACCCTAGGTCTACTCCAACTAGAATAACAGATCTAGCACGCATGCGACAGGCTAAATCTATAGCAGTTAGCTGTATACCCTTTCCAAGAAACAAAACGTCAGGCTTAGCTCCTATAAAGTCTTTCCAATCGTCTGAGGTGTGAAATACGTATCTTGCCTTATCTTCTAACTTTAAATAAGTAGGAGTCTTATGCTTTACGACCCAAGTAGTTTTCTTTACCTTTCCTTTTCTTAAAAGAGATCTATATTCAACTTCTAGCTCTGGATGAGCTGTCAGATTGTATGTAGGTTCCATAACTTTATAAGCCTGGTTAAGGCCTATAGTTATTCTTCCTTTAAAAAATCCTTTTGGAAGTAGCCTAACAGTGGGCCCTGTGCCTACCACATATATGTCTTTACCGATATGTTTGTTAAACAGGGCTTTTATTCTCATTGTCCACCGTTAGTCTGTAAAGCTTTTTAGATGCTTCTCATAGTATGGGTGTAGCCCCTGCTTCAATCTATTATCTAGCCTAGGGGCTGACCACAGTCTAAGAGCGTGTACAAAGTCACCTCTAAGTACACACTTACTGGCTATAGCCCTAATAAGCTCCGATTCCCACATTCCAGCTAAAGGATGATCTGGCTTATACCAAGGCTGCTCAGGCTCTTTTGTGTAATGAATGAGCCTAGTAGTAGAGGTCTCGTATACATTGAGGTGGTTCCAATAGTTTGGAATCTTCATTGGCATGTCTTTCATAAATGTAAGGTGCATGAAGTTAGGATAAGAATACCCATTCTTTAAAGTGTTCCAAAGCTCTTCAGGAATCCATCCACAAGATTCACAGTTTATGACCATGACTGATGTATTAGGCCAAGGGTCGTTAGGCTTAAATTTGTCCACTTGGTAAGTACAAGCTACTGATTGATTGCTGCTCATAAGCTTTGAATAACCCCAAAGCTCAGCTATATCCCCTAGCACTAACTGGTCAGCGTCAAGGTATATGGCGCGGCCTTCAAATCCACACGCAGCTGGAATCATAAACCTGCGAAGGCTGAACCCAGTTCCTTGATGTAAACCTCTTGGAACTTGCCACTTGGGTCCCTCCATAGGAGTTATCTCTACAGGCATAGAGCAATGTCTTCGTATAGAATGACTAAGAACATCGAGAGGTATTTTAGTCTTCTCTTCAGTTCCTACAAATATACGTATAGTTTCTTGTGTCATAGCCTAATCCTTAGTCCAGTAAAGTTAACTTAGCTAGGTCGTTAGTTCGCGGAAACGCGTTTGCGTGAACTAACGAACTTTGAATAAAGGTTTTACACTAACTCCGAAGGTTTTGGAAGCTATCTTAAACTCTTTGACCTGACCCTTAAATGAAGTACGCCCGTTTGACAGCCTAGACTCATCATCAAAAGCAGAAGAATACTGATCACCCTCATCTACTCCGAGGGTTAATATGTCTTTTACTCCGGCGCTGGCTAATAGGTTAACAACGGCTACAGCACTAAATAGCTTTACTCTAACCACAGGGCCTGACTGAATCATGATCTCTTTTGAACGAGAACTATTGTACCATAAGACCGGAACATTTATACTTAAGCTATTATCAGAAAACAAGTTAGCAGCTGTCGAACCGCAAGGTACAAAGTTAACGTGAGGCTCCCAAGGTGTTACAATATGTCGGCAAAGGTTATTGTTTACCGACAATTTGATCACATCAAAATCAATAACGTGACCTAGTAGGCATGGTATCTTAAACATGACGTGGTTTAAACCTACTACGTGGTAGTCGTTTAAGTCTATATCTGCTACCCTGTCAAATGACGGCCCTTTACCTACTACTAGCCAAGGCTTGTAAAACAGATTAGATTTAAACCAATCAAAGAAATTGATTAGATTCAAACTCATAAATTGATGCCGTTAACTAAAACGTCTAGGTAAGTGCCAGGGCTCTCTACAAGCTTCTTAAGCATCTTACCCTCAGCAATGTCGTGGTCTTCAATGCGAATATAGTGATCGCACATTCCAGACACAGCTAGCCTTGTTAACTTAGGGAATCTACTACCTGCTCCGTGGTGATAAAACATATGACCATATACTGCTCCAAGCAACGGATGGTAATTTACCTTGTTTGTTCTTATCAAAGGTACAATCTTATTCATGAAAGGAACAAGGCCTGTACCAACATCACTTACTTCCTTACCAAGCAGATTAAATGTAGACTTTGGATCAAAGCTCGCATCAGAATCGAAAAACTCTTTACTAGCTAAGAAAACGCAAGGGTGAGGGAACGCATCAAAGTTTTCAAACCTTACTACTGCAGCAGCGTTTCTATCCTTCATCTCCATCATTCGCTTACATACGTAAAACCAATCTGCCCTAAAAGGAAAAGCGTCGCTATCTAGCAACAGTAACCACTTGTGGTCGCTTTCTTTGAAAGCCTTTATTATTGGCTTAATACCATCAGCATGACCCTTGTTGTTTTTAAATGAAGCTATGACTTTGTAGCCTTTTTCAACCCAAGGCTCTTCCATAGCAGCATTAAGTACTACGTGCTTAGTAAGCTTAACACCAATAGACCTGTCTAAGAAGAATGACTGAAGCTTAGACCAAGCTTCATTTCTGTTTGATGTGGAAACAACAGTCGCCATCATCACGCTATCGTCGTTCATGTCATACCTTTCTTTAAATAGTTTAATCTACGTCAACTAAGCTGTCAGACATGGCTAGCTTAGGGGCATCGCTAGTTCTAACACCGTCTATATACACAGCGCACCAAAAGTTGTATCCATCCTTGCTACAAGCCCTACCCATTCCAAATTGAGTGTAGTCACCTAAAATGATTGGTCTATGAGTTGTAGAGTTGAACCAAGACTTCATTACAGATGATGGGTCATTTGTCATGGAGAATGATATACACTCTCCTATGTTTGAAGGGTCCTCGCCTACTATAGTAAGTCTTTGAGAAGGACCAAAGAAGCTGAAACCTAGGTGAGAAACTGATTGCGTGTTAGCCATCCACACTGCGTGAGCTTGAGCCACTGTGCAGCAGCTTTCGCTAATCGCTAAAGGAGCTAAGTCGTACACGCTCCTAGTCTTGTTGTGTAGGTCCAACATCGTATTGCACTCTTTGCTAGTTGGCATGTCTGCATCCCTGCCTTGCCTGCGTCTCGATGAAACATCGAATAGCATGCTTAAAAAGCTACTAATAACGTTCATTAAATAACCCCATATTGCTGCTGTAGTATAGATCTAGCACCTGCTGTCTGAGCCTGCTGCCTAATGTTTCCTATAGTCTGTTTAACCAAGCTATGAATAACTGGGTCTTGAGACTTAAGCTTAGTCATCTCAGATTGCCTCTGAGACTCAGGCATAGACATGAGTTGGTCTGCAAGGGCCTGTGCCTTAGCTTGCAAATCCTGAGGAGTTACTTTTTGATTAGGAGACGTAGGCGTAGCCAACGACATACCTTGAGCTGCTGCTCCAGCTGCTCCAGCCGGAGGAGCCTGACCTGGAGCCGGAGGAGCTCCATAGCCTGGAGGCTGCTGGCCTTCTTGCCCTTGCTGCCCTTGCTGAATCTGATCAATAACAGGTGGAGCCATTTGCTCCATAAGTGCAGACTGATCCATGTCCTCTTGCATCTTAGCCTGCTCTTCTTGTTTAAACCTCTCTTCTTCCATCATCTGACGCTGCTCATCCTTGAAGTTAAGTCCAAGGCTTCTAAGCACGCCAGTCTGGCTTACCTGCTGTGACTGCATCAACTGCATCTTGGACATAATAAGCTGTACATCGTCTAGAATACTTGGCCTGATTAGCTTGCATACCGCAGGCTCCCATCCAAACGCGTCGCCTATGTCCTTGGTCAGCTGCCTAAGGAAAGCGTTTAGGCAATGCACTAGATAGTACCAGCTAGACTCAAACAGCCTAATAGCTGGAAGAGCAGCTTGAAGATTCAATGTCCCACGGTATAGCTCTGCAGGCATACCAAACCCGTTAAGCAACATGTTGATACCTGACTCTAGTAAGTCATTAGGTGCTAGGTTCTTTGCCTCTCCTCCTAGCGATTGATACTGAATAGGAGTGCTAAGAAAGTGCCAAGCTGCTGGATCCTTCCTTCTCTTCCTAAGCATAGCTTGAACCTGCCCTCGAAGGCCTCCTAGGTCCATGTTCATTAAAGGGTCTCCACCTTCTGGCAGAGAGCTTGACTGAGGTTGAGGGCTTAGAACCCTAAACGGAATAACGTAGTCTAGCGCTATAGCTTCATTGTATCTGTGAAGAACTTGGCAATACCAAGCGTGCCTAAAGTTAACCAGAGTTCTAGAGATACCCCAACCTCTAGACCTTACACCTGAAAGGGTTGGCTCGTACATATGGTGAATGGCACCCTTATCAAACAATAAGAAGCCATTAGCTGCTACAGCCTCTACGATCTCCCAAGGTACTGTTTCAAGCACCTGTGGATCACCTCTCCTTACTTGCATTCTATAGTCCTCTGGTATACGCCAGAGGTAATCTCGATTGTCACGTACAGGGTCGTGCCTGATCTCCATCTCTACTGCAGGCCATCTCCTTACTCTTACTTCGTCTATCTCGTTGGTTCTTCTGTCTGTTCTTTTCCAAATGCCTGTGTACTTACATTTAGGGCAGTTAGCACTAAAGTCTGGCATCTTCCACTTGAATGAGAAATTAGAGTTATTGATTACTTCTTTTAAAGGAACATCAAGGTGGCACTGTGGGCAGGCCAAGTAGCGTCTAAAAGGTACAACAAGAGTGGTAAAGCTGTTACCGTAGCACAAGAAGTCTAAACCTACAGAGTGAAGAATGGTTCTTATGTCTAAGGTTTCGTTCAAGAACGTCTCGTACTTCTCCTTCTCGTCGTCGCCTATGTTCTTGTTACCTACGCCCTTAATCTCTATCTCGGTTATAAAATAACTGAGAATACGCCTAGCGGCTTCTCTGATCATAGAGTTGGAATTGAATATAAATTCGCAGTAGCGCAAAGCGTCCCGTATGTTCTCAGGCATAACGGTGCTAGCGTAATCCATGAACGGGTCTGGAAAAGGCTCATCTCCCCTATTGTTAAGGGCCCATCCTCTACCTAACGCACCTTCAGAATAATCAGCCATTGTAAGATAGGCCTCCTGCCTCTTTACTATATTTTAAGTATTAAAGGACGCCTTCTTCTATAACTTTTGCAGAGTCAACGTCGCTTTTTACAGCGCTATCATCATACTCTTCTTGTGGAGACGTCTCCACTGGCTTATCTTCAACTAGCTCTTTTATTAGCTCAGGCGGCATAGGCTTCTCTTGAGAGATAGGTACTAAGCAATGCTCGTAGGGACCAAACTTATGCTGAAGAATTGGAGGCTTAACTATAAATAGGCTGTCTATACCTTCAACCATTACGCCTATGTAAGCGTCAGCTTCATTAGCTAACTTGCTGGTAAACGGATAAAACTCTCCAGGACCTGCGTAACGCATGTCAGTAGTAAGTACTAAGTAACCTGGAGTTATTGCAGCCCCGTGATACTTGTAATTTAAAGTAGCTAAGCTTGGCATGTCAAAATACACCCTTACCATAGGAGGCGTAACTGACGCCTCTGGTAGCTGCGCAGCAGGATGAACATGATTAGCCCCATCGATGGTAGATGCTACTGTGCCTAGACTGGGAGGTGTAGTAGATGAAGAAGTAGTAGAAAACCTTCTTAAATTGTCAGATATCATCTTGGACCTTTCTGCTTGAGCTAACTTTCTAAGATCTTGACTGCCATCATCTTTAACCTTATAAGGGTTGTCTGGTGACTTAATAGTATTTAAATCAATAACAAAGGAGTCGCTCTCATGTGGGTCTACGATCATCTTAGTAACTTTTCTGCTGTGGTCTATAGTAGACCCTCCTGTAACTGGTGCTAGTCTTGAATCTGACATTAGTGAATCCTTCCTAAGTTTAACTATTCCTTACCTAACACAGGGTTTTACTGTTTATTAGGATAATAAGCAACATGATATCGTACGAAGAGATAGATATATGTAGTTTTTGTAGCATACTGCTTACCTTAGCTGCCGTCTATCTTTTATGGATAGGCATACCGCTTATACTTGACATCTTATTGTCAGATCCATTTGAAGACCATAGCTGATAGCTAAAAAAACAATCCGACGCCCTCCTAAGAGGGAATCGGATTGTGAGTTTTACTTGGTGACAGACTGCCGTGGCAGCCTTACCCTATTAGGCTGGAAGAACTTGTACAGCTCCTCCAGACCAAGTCCAGCGGCTTCGAGAGAAGCTCTGGTAACGACTTGAGGGTTGGGAAGCCCATCTGCATCTATGAGTGTGTCTACGCACTCGTAGATTCTAGCTGGCTCCGACAAAACTGAATCCTCAAGAATGGCGCATGGCGCCATCCTGTATGGCGCCATCAACTTGATGGAACCTAGAAGTGCAGCCTCTAAGGCCTCTGGAGCTTCAGCCCCAGAAGCCAAAGCCAATGACTCAAGACTGATGTCGTCCGAAGACGACATCATTCCGTAACCCACAGGCAGTTGCACCGCCTGTGGTATGAGGTCACCAGTCTCGAATCTATCCAAGGCTTTATCAAAAGCCCTTCTATTTGAAGGGCTTCTTTTGCAGAAAGTTCTAAAGACCTTTCCTAAGGGGTCAACAGCCTGACGGGCCACGTAGCTATATGGGTAGGTCTTCGACCTACTGAAAACCCCAACGACGCCGTTGGGGTATCCAACGATAACACCAATCTGGCCTACTGGAGAAAATTCTTCCTTAAAAGACTCCTCCCATGCGCTGGGGGTCAGAGTAACAAGGGCCAAATCCTTTAGCTGCTGGGACATAATAGACTCCTTTAAAATTTCTTCTTTACCCATAGAATACTGTCTTTCGAGACAGTAAGCTGGGGCCTTGGGGCCCCTTTCGTATCAGGCCTCAGAGTACAGGCCACTTGGCCATCACTCTGAGCCTTCCGCCGGACCACTTCTCGTAGTGCTCCGGCGTATTGAACGTGGGGCCTGTAACCAGGGCCCGCACCGTCTTGGGCTACCCGCCCAGATTTACCCTTTGAAAAGTTGACCCATAAAAGGGTCACTACAAAGGAGGTTATTACAAGGCCTGCCACAATGTTTTCAAACATGGCCGCCCCTTTCTGCCACCCATAAGGTAGCACTATATTATGACGCATTTATGGTCTGGATTTAGCTAAGACTTGAAGTACTCATCATCGTCGTCAAACACCTCCATGTCGTCAAACATGGAGCCGTTAGGGTCTAATTCTGTACTCTTAGGCTCGTAAGAAAGGTCAGCCTCTACCTGTCCATCTGAATTGATTAGCTTGCGTGGAGGAAGGGATATGTGCATCCGCTCTCCATAAAAAACGTGACAACTCACCCGCTTGCCGTTGTAAGAACGGAGCTTCTCTACAAAGTCTTCCTTGCTATTGAAAGATAAACACTCAGGATAACCATGAGAGGGTACAACAACGATGTGATATAAATCCTTCGCTGTCTGGCCCGAATCACTTTCGTTCAGGCCATTGTCCATTTTGGTTACCTTCATAAATAACGGTTATGGCCACCAGAACTGACCTTCTGGTCATCTCCTTGTCTAACCATCTGCTGTCCATTCCAGGAGCAGATGTTGCAACAATGGTAAACTGGTTATTTAACAGCCACTCGTTGATAGTGTCGTCCAATGGCTCGTTTATGCGTACAAGCCTCCAATCGTCTGGAGTAGCTCCAGCAGGTCGTTCGTAAACTCTCTCCTCTACGAACGTTTTTGTTTTGCGATATATAAAATCAGTTGGATGGTTCATTGTTTACTACTTTCATTAAATACTTAGCTTCATAGCTAGCTGGTAACTTAACTAGTTTAGGAACTGGAAAGCCTTTGTAATCCCAGCTATGGCTTGAGCCGTTCATCTTCCACAGATAAGGCTCTATAGTCAAGCTCGGTTGCTTAGGGTCTGGTATTCTAACCTTGACCATCTCACAAAGAAACATATGACCTTTTGCACGATTAAGTATTGTAAACTTGCCTATAGCTTTTTCTATAACATGCCAGTGCTCTATTGGAACAAATGAGAGCATACAGTCATGACCGCCACTGTTATCAGGATAATCAAGGCCACTAAATATGCTTCTGTTAAAGATAACATAGCTGACCAAGTCCTGATTATCAGCCCATATCTGATACTCCTTAAGAGGGTCAAAGTCTAGTCCTCCTTTGGAGAACAGGGCTGTGTGGTTAAAGAATACAAAGTCATTAGAAAGGCTATGAAGTGAGTCTGAAAGCTCAACCCTTTTTAAAGGAGGTAGTTTCTTAAGATCCTCTAATGTTGGGTTGTCTATGCCGCCATCGACTACACCTTCGGATACAGGTACTCTACCTTCTAGCGTAGTTTCTGGTACACCTTCAAGCCTAGACTCTATCTCCTCTTGGCTTAGCTTCTTATTATTCATGGTCAGCCCTTGCAATAGTTAAGGTTACATTACCTAAGCGGTCTACCAACCACACTGACTTCTTATCTGACAAACAATCGAACGGAGAACCTAAGTCGTAAAAAGATTTAGTTACTTCTTGATTCTGCTCTCCAATGTTACTGTCAGTGGAGTGGAACGCTATAGTGCAGATACCTTTTACTGAGGTGTTTGTCCTACATCTCTTAAAGCAGCACAGAGCTTCCTTATACCTACCCTTTCTTCCTATCTTAGATCCGAGCCTGCGCTCAGCAGCTGTGGCCTTTGGGTTAAACCCATGACATAGCTCATCTACTAGCAGAAGGTTTAGTGGAGTTAGCTTGCTTGACTCTTTGATCAAAGAGAACAAACCATCCTTTGACCTTAGCTTGTCAGTCCAATCGTCTGGATGTATCTTCCTGTAATACTTGTTAAACTTCTTGTTGTAAGATTTCATGCTAAGGTGCAAACAGTTCTGTAAGTTGTTCTCAGCGCAATTTAGAATGTGAGATATAACACAGTCCAGATCTTTTCTCTTTCCAAATACAATCATGGGAATAGACGCAGATATAGGATCAGTCATTCCTGCATCAAACCTATAAGCCTGGTTACGCTTCTTATCTGCACCTACTATCACATTTTTAAGGGCAGCAGTCTTCTTGCTTAAGTTTGATGTCATATCCCTCTTGTGGTTAGGAATAGACTTTGCAAGATAACCGGCTACTCTCATACAAGTCTTTGGAAGCATGCACTTATCAATAGGGGTGGTCCTAGCTAAAGATAGCACGTCCTTCTTAAGCCTTACTATAGCTTCCTCTGATGCGCCTGCAGCTTTAGCTTGAGCCTCTAGGTCCTCTATGGCCCTCCACTGCAGCATCTGGGATAACCTTAAAGCGTCCATAAAGTAAGCTGTTGTGGATTCTGCGCTGGGAGCTGACAATATTGTTTCTGCAGCCTTTACTTGACTTGAACTATCAAACGACTTCTTCATATAACCCTTTCATATAATTAAAACTCTAATCCTGAACCATACTGCTCTATCAAAACAGAGCAAACATAAACTGCATCAGCTATGTTATCCACACCGGTGCTTTCATAGCCTTCTACTTCAAAGTTAAAACCAAACTCTTTATTGCACGCAGCAATAATATCGCTCTTATTGGCGTTTCCTTTTCCAGTTGCCCTTTTCTTAATAGTGCCGATAGGAATGCCTGTACTAGGTATTCCCTGCGCCTCACACCAAGTAGCCACAGTAGCCTTAAGAGCACCAAACCACTCGCAAGCGGGGGCTGCCCTAGCTAACAAAGCACCAACGCTTTGAAAGCCTGTATTCGGAGGAGTGTACCTGACGTCTTCAAATGCCACAAGGTCCGGCTTGATAGCGGCTAGAAAGTGCCTTAGCCTTATAAACCTTATAGCCCCTGAGTCATATGGGCCAGCTGATAAGTCCAGCTGACCAGCGTGCATTCTTCTATCAGAAGAGCCTTTAGTTAAAAAACAATAAGAGTAGCCACAAGATGTACCTAAATCTAATCCCAGAACTGTCATAGTACCTTCAGGTCTCTCTGAAGATACCTTTGACTTTAAAGCGTCTGGGCATCTTTCCATGTCATGTTTCATTCAAACCCCTATTAGTTTACTTTCTTAAAACCTCGTTCAGACATCTCTCTAAACTCTTCAAAAAGATGGTGAGTAAGCTTACAGTCAAAGTCAGCCTCGTGAGCACTTCCTTGAAGGCTGTGCTTATTCACTAAATCGTACTTCTTAGAGCAGTGTTTGTCTAAAGAGCTGTAAAGCCTTCCACCTTCTTTTATAAGCCTTACGTTAAAGCTGAACCAATCGTCACCAGGGTTAGGAGTTAGCTTACACTGACTTCCACGCTCTAGTCCCATAGTGTCAAAGTAGCTCATACCTGAGCCTTCAATGCTGAAGCTCTCGTTGTCGCCTCTAAGCTGCTTTACACACCTATCTATCATTGGCTGATCAAACCTAAGACCGTTATGCGCTATAAAGCTAAATTTATTAGACTTACACAGTTTAACTATGTCCATAAAGTGAGTGAAAGCATCATAGGCAGGTATGCCATGTTGCTTCATTCTTTCAATGCTGTGCTTATATACGGAGGTGCCAAGTTCTCCAGGGTTCTTAGAGTCCATAGCATTCTTAGTAAAAGCCATGCGGTTATCAAGCCAAGAACAGAAGTCTGGGCTGCTATTATGAGTCCAGTCTACTATAAAACTACCGCAGTCTACCAAGGTGCGATTGTGTACCAGTACGTACCCCAACTGCACCACTAAATCGTTTGATAAATCTAAGCCTGTTGACTCAACATCAAACACTATGTAGTTGGAAGGTAGAGGTCCAAGCTTAGATACTACCTTTGCCATCCACACATCAGACTCTTCATCTACCATAAGACTTCCTAACTATTTTTTAAAAAAAGAAACAACCTTATCGCATACCCTTCCCAAAGCTGACCTTCTACTATAGAAAATCCTGTCCATTGAAGATCCAACCAGCTCAATTAGCCTCTTATCATTCAAAGGTGAAGGCTCATCTTCTACAAGGACGTCTCGTATAGATGAATAAAAGGCTGCCATCATTGTTTCACCTAAGGCGGCGTAGAGTAACATCTTTGCTGTCTCATCACACTCAAATAATCCTGATTTTTCCATAGCATCCTTAACATTACTTGGACATTCGTCAGGTTTGTTACAAGCAGCCATGTAGTGCGCAATGGCCTTAGCAGTTTTTGAAAGCGCCTCATCAGTTACTTGGTGCTTTTTAACTAAGCTCATAAACCATGGGAGGCCTGTGCCCTTGCTTACCCTGTCCATGGCAGACTGCATGATACTAGGCCAGCAATATGCTATGTCTCTTGAAGGGTTATATCTCCTGCGATCCACATGACCTAAAATGTTAGTTGCCAAAACTTTCTCCTTTAATCTACTAAGTTTAAACTAGTACTGATTACGCAATCAACACACTTACCTGGCTTTCCTGGGTCTACCCAAGACACCTTATTACACACTTCACAGTGCTTTTCTTGATAGGTGTTCAGATGAGTAGCTGCCTCGCATTCACTTAAACCTGCTGGGCACCTATGACAATTAACTGTTACAGGGTACTCACGTGGACAAGTAAATTCTTCATTCCTATGTATAGCCCTGTACCGCTTTCTAAGCAATTCTCTGTTCTTAGATACTACATAGTCATTACATAGAAATTCTGTGTAGTCAGGCTTTTCCCTAACCGCTAGGTGATCAAAGTAACCTAGGAAGTACAGACTTGTAAAGTTAGATTCATCTAGATATGGGTATTTATTATTATCTTCGCTTCTACTAAAACCTATTCTATACTTTGCATAGTTGCACATGTCTGATGACCAAAACCTTCTATATAGCATTGAGCTAGCTGGCCCGCTCATAACATCAAGGTCTACCCATATGCCTCTCTGCTTATTCCCGTCTTTAAACAACCTCACAGCCTTCTCTATGCTTACTATCTTTATAAGGCCCCAGTCAGACCTTATTCTCCAGTCAGTATCTTTAACCTGTTCGCCTTGCATTAGAAGAGGCATGTTACCAGCTATCTTTGCAGCTATAGCCTCTACGTCGCGTACTGTAATAGGCTGCCTTAAATATCTAAGAAGCATATCTTGAGAGAAAGCAAAGTCTATGCATGCCTTTGGAATACAAAATGATAAAGCAGCTGAAGCAGAACTAATAGAATCGCTTGTAAGAATGCTGCCACAAAAAGGAATGAGAGCATCAACAACCCGCTTGCGAGTGTTGAGTATTTTCGACGAAGACACCTTAACCTTCTCATCACTAAGCCTCCTGCTAAACATTAATCACCCTTCTTTCTTAAATCTGTCATTCCATACTTCAATCTGAGACTTCTTAGAACCAAGAGGTGGCTCGTTATAGCCTCGTCTATCAGATGCAGATTCTTTTCCGTTATCGTCTGCGTTTACAGCGACGCCAGCCTTATAGCTTGAAAGTTTAAGACCTTGATGCCTTATTAGCTCGCCTAAAAGGACATCCCCTCCGCAATGCTTAAGCATTGGATGAGGCCACTTATACTTGTTTATCACACTTGTCTTAATAATCCACCAACCTCCTGTAGCAAACTTTGTCATCTCTGGTCTTCCAGGAAGAGGTCCACTTACAAACCAGTCGCAGTGGAGACGTCTCCACTCGGTCTGTCCTGGTAATATGGGTATGTGGTATATAGCGCCTGCCATGTCTGATTCGCTATCGTTCATAAACTTCTCAGTAGCTGACAGCCACGCCAATGGATTAGAGTCCTTTATAAAGCTATCGTCATCGAACCACATAACGTAGTCGGTGGTAATAGGCTTTGCCTTGAAAAGCCTATCCATCATAGGGTATTTGAATATCTGTGGGTTAAAGCTAAGGTTGACTAACCTGTCGCTATTAATGAAAAGATCTGAGACTACCTTATTGGTAGCCTCAGACGTTTCGTTTAGTCCTATTCTAACTTCGACTCCGCTTTTATAAAGCTGGCTTATAGGGTTTAAACACCTTAAAGCCAGCTTAGGGTAGTCTCCGTACATCAAACAGCATATCGTAGTGCTCAATATAACCTCAGCTACTTAACTTAGAGTCTATAGACGCTGGCCTCCTTGACTTAGTCTTGGATAGCGCTTCAGACTTGTCAGTATCGGTTAGTGCCTTCTTAGCGGCATCTCTTTCTTCTATGGCCTTCTTGGTAACAGATGGAAGGTTTTCAGTAAATACTAAAATCCTAGCCAACATGGAACTAAGGGTGGCTACAGTCTCATGCATCTCCTCTACTTTTGATAAAAACTCATCAGGTTTTTCTATCTGGTTTACGACTTCAGTAAAGTCAGCCAATATGTTTTCAACTTGAGCCTTAATCTTTGCCTGATACCTTTCAGTACCGCTGATGACCTGCTTGATAGAAGAAGATACCTCTGACCCTCTGTTAGCAGTCCTCTTAGCAGTGGTACCGCCGAACTCAGTCTTGATCTCAGACATAAGATCTCTAACCGAAAGCTTACCAGATATAGCCTTGTCTATCATCTTTCTTCTATTATCATGTGGGTCTGTTTCTGAAGAACTCGGAAGATGCATAACGCTAGCGAAGTGAGACCAAGTTAATACAAACCCAGAATCCTTAGCTCGCTGTACTACCTTGTTAAGCTCTGACTTAGTTGTATACATAGAGCTAAAAGTAATAGTCTTATAGACAGTTGATTTATCAACTGAAAGAGCCTTAGAAAGTTGTTCTACAGCTTTATCTCCAAGCTTAGGATTACCTCTGACAGTTCTAGCTACGCTACCCCTGTCGTAGTTAAAGCTAATCATATCGTCTCTAAACTCTTGGTAAGCTTTCTTTTCCTTCTCGTAAATCTCAAATAGCTCGTCGCTCATAGAATCAGTTATATCTGGCTTATTGGGTTCACTTGATTTGACATGCTGATTTGCAGCCAACTCAGTATCTTTTTCAATTGCTTCTAATTTGTCTTTCATGAATCACCTCAGTTGTAAAAGAAAAGACTATTCACCGGAAACAATATCCGGCAAAACCAACCTGTTAAAAAACAAATTCCAAGCTATTCGCTCGTATTTGTCCGTGTTGGAGAAGTTGAGAGATCTCTGCTCAAGACTCTCCATAGTTATAGAACGTACCAAGTCCATAGCAGACCTACTTGGCCAGTTCTTAGATCTATCTAGCATGAGGAAGTTGTTTGAAGCAGGTTCATCACCAGTAAGAACCATAGACAGGCACCGTCTAGACATAAAGTAAGTAAGACCACCCCTGTCAGTTAAGAACTCAACTAACGAACGAAACCTAGCTTCATCCTTCTCTTCACCTGTAAAACCTAGAAGCCTACTCTGAGCGTCTGACTCTTTCTTAGCAATAGACTCTTTAGAAAATGTCTTGTTTTCAAGCTTAGCTACTACACCTACAATGAGTTGAGATAACTTACCAAGAAGGTCTCTTCCTGAATGAGCTACTCTTCCCATTCTTCCATAAGAAGACTGCATAGTGGCTCCTTTGCTATCAATAAGTACTACAGCCGCTTTTATGGCCGAGTCTCCTATCTCGCTATTAACAAGCCTTATGCCTGGTGTAAGCCCTGTCTCATCGTAGCCGTTCGTAGAGTATACTAGGGATACGCGTCTTCCGGACAGCTCAGCAGAGAAGAAAGAAAGACTTACGCTACAAGAACCCATAACACTAGAAACAGCCGATAAAAAATCACTATTGGATAACCTCCTGTACCTATTGCCTACTAGAGCCTCTATGACTCTCGTCTCAGAGTTTCTAATGGCCTGGAAACCAAACAATCTACCAAACCTTTTCTTAAGAACAAGGTTGTATAAGGATGCAGCCTCTCCGACTGTAAAGTCTTCATCAGGGTCTGCTTTAACTTTTGACGGTTTATCCATGGCGTCTGCAGATCTTCTCATTCCTAATAAGTCGGCAAGAGAAGACGCCAGACCTGCAGATAGAGCTTTGCAAATCTGGCGCATAGCCAACCATGAGATACGATCACCCCCAGCTGTTAAAGCTTTTCTAGAAAGTACAAGCTGATCCTCGGAGTCTATCATCCAAGAATCAGTAGTCCTTTCACAGTCAGCTAAAACATTAACTAGCTTTTCATAGTCGGTTCTATGAAACAACGCACCCCGTAAGGAGACGGCGAGGTTGGTAGGTTCGTTACTAGGGGATCTTGTAGCCATGGTGGGTTACTCTGGTTTAGACCATGAAAACTTAACAGTCTTACTACAAAACCCAAGCTTGTCCACGTCATTAGACAAGCTAACAAGCATCTCTACTTGGGCTGGGTTAACTTGAGAAATGAGAGCATTGGCCGCTTCCTTTACAGCATCGCCAAGGTTATTTATAGAAGGGTTAAAGTCTACAAGAGTCTTGAACCAATCTCGGTCAAAAGCCTCTAAAGTGCTAGCTACTTCTTTGTCACAAGAAGGTACATACTGTAGAGCAACCTCCAAGTACTTATAAGGAGCGGAAGCTGCACATGATGGGCTGTCACTAACCTCTAAAGGTATGTTGGCAGACCTGCTCATCTCTACATACAAGTTTCCACCAGTTTTACTGTTATCTTTCATTAGAAATCCTTTCGTTAATTAGACCATGTGATCGAATCAAGAAGCTGCTCGAACGGCTCGATCACAAAGCTTTCTCCGTTCTTTAAAGACTTGTAGATCTTTAAGCAGTCATCGTCTTTGGCGGCGGCCACGCTGTACCAAGAACCGCCAAATTGTTTCGACTCTAAGTTATGGATACAACACATCTTCCAACTGGGCCAGTTGAACACTACTGCTGTAGGCTTTGTAAGAAAGTCATCAACACCGCTAAGCTTGATGGCGTCTTCATTACTTTTCCAAGCAGCATATAGTTCGGTCTTCTTAAAACCGCTATGTAAACCAGCCCACATGTCTCTTATCCATGGAATGTTTTTATAAACTACCCTAATTGGAAAATTAGGATACTCTTCGTAAAACCAAGATAATGTAACCTTGGTATCACCAGTTTGTTCTTTGCAAAGCCTCTTAAGATGAGGAAACGAACCAATGCAAGGAAACCTATTAACAAGGACTCTTAAGGCTGCCTCAACTGAGACAGCCTCCGAATCTATTCCTACCGGCCTCTTGCTGAAAAACTCTTCACTACTTACCATTTACACACCCACTTTCTCAACTTCTCCAGCTTCACATGCTTCCCTCATCTGAGTTGAGTAGGGAACGCCTAAAACAAAAGGTCTACGCTTTCGTATACCTTGAGAAGCGTCAAGTTCTTCTCTCATAGCTACGTCTGCGTCAATAGCTGCTCCTACTTCAGTCCAGCTAGCTCCTACCAAGCCCAACTTTGAGCAGTCAGCAGTCCTGCGTGACTTATCAATGTTTTTAAGTCCTGTGATGTCAGTAATAACCTTCTTACGTACTGAAGTCATTCCTTCTATGATGCGTATGCTTGCCTCATGCCAATCCCACCAAGTGGTTTGAACTCCATTCTCGTCAAATGTCCACTTCATAGGAGCTAGTATGGACCTTCGCTCTGGAGCCGTTCCAAGGCTGTTCTTATCCATAATAAACTTAATTAAACGACCAGACTCATCAAGCCTGTCTATGTCGTCCTTCCTTTGCATTCTTATTTTAAAAGTAGCATAAAAATCTAACGATTGGCCTCCAGGTATCTTATACTCTGGAATACCGTTTGCGTCCTTACCTACCTTCATATGGTTAACTCCAATGAAGCTAAAAGGCCACACTCTAATCTCTGAAAACACAAACTTACAATAGGTGTTAATAATGTTTGCACCTTTTGCAAAGTTTATCTGTGCAAAACCCTTTTCCCATATCGCAGCAATCTCTGCTCTAGTTGCAACAGCTGTTAAAGAGTCGACTCCAATGGCTCCAGGAAAAGGGCAAGACCCTGACTCAGAAAAAGCTTTTCTACTTTCTTTAAGCCATTTTGTTATGTTCTCCTGCCAATCCTCTATGCTGTTACAAGTCTGAGTTGGCCACTTTCTATCAGCCTCATGGCCAATTATACTAGACCTAAGATCAGGGCTATCTTTAGGTTCGGCTAGGTTGAAGATGTACCCACCACCTGCATTAACATGCCATCTAAACATCTCATACAACATTGCTGACTTACAAGACTCGTTGATACCATACAGTTCTGTCATCCTGCTTAATGGAAAACAGTCGTTTTGGAACAAGTATCTTAGGCTAAACGCAGGCAATGGAATGCCTATGATAACCCTTTGAGACTCTGATCCAATATAAGTGTCGTTACGTCCAAGCTCAGCCTGTGAAGATGTCATCTGTGAAGAAAAAAAGTCAGATGCTGTTATCTTTACGTCTGGGTCCCACTTTCTCTTAGCCATGTATCTATCTCCTTATTTATATATGTATTATAGACCCTCCAGTAACTCTGGAGGGTCTTAGGTTAACTACTACTTAGCGTCAGTAATTCCAGCTTTAGCCCTTAACTCTCTTAGCTGAGCCATAAGTGCATCCTTATCTAAGTCGATCTCTGGCGCAGCTGCTGCTGCGTTAACAATCTTCTGTGGATCTGGATAAGCTTGTGGAGCAGCCTTAACCGTAGCCTGAGCAGGAGCCTGAACAGGAGTTGGAGCATACGCCTGAGCTGGAGCGTACACAGGTGCAGGGTAAGTAGGAAGTACAGGCTGAGCATAACCTGGGTTAGATACGGCTGTAGCCATTAAACCAACCTGCCTAAGGTATTCATTACCAAAGTTTAGGAAGTCGTTAGGCAAGAAACGTTCATATCTATCACGTAAAGCATGAACTACTAGACCAGCGTGAGCAGCTTGTCCTCTCATACTATCAACTACATACCTAATCTGCTCCTCGTCAGAAGGGAAGTTTAGGTTGTCTCTAATAGGGGTAGCAGTCCTTCTAGCTACGATCTCTATCTCTGCATCAGTAAAGCTGGCTGGTTGGCCTCTGTACGTCTTGCTGATTAAACAATCGTAGCCTTTGCCCTGTGGCTTGCCGTAGCTAGCTGGAGATAAAGCAGGAGCTTCATAACCTCTTGGAGTCATACCAATCTCGTAAAAGACTAGGAATGCTCCGTCCTTAACGGATACTACGTCACCACTCTTAAACTTGTCATTGACGTTACCAGTAGAACTAGCACCGTCAGGCTTTAACAAGCTTACCTCTCTAATAAGTGCTTGAGCAGCTGACTTTTTGAGTACCATAAAAACAGTCTGGTGATGAGGAGCTAGCCCATCCACAGGTTGTTTTGGTTCCCCTTTGTACTCATAAACTGCACATCTTACAATAAGCACTCTATCAGGCTTAGAAACAGTAGCAGACTTACCAGCTCCGCCTTTAATAGCAAGAGCCCACTCTTGAGGACCGCGTACATTAGTGTTGTTGGCTACCTGATAAGCCAAGTCATACACCATAACACTAGGATTGCTCCTTACCTCGTAGTTGTGGTCCTCTGGATCGTAAGCAATCCAGCTTTTCTGAGGGTTACCAAAGCTTGATACCATGGTGCACTCAAAAAACCACTTAGAACACTCAGATTCGCTATACCTTGCAGGTTGAAAGCTATTGCCTTCTGTACAAGGAAATGGGCGAATTACAGTAGCATCACTCTTTGTCCACGAAGGACGCATAATGATACCAGCTCCTGACTTAAGGGTATGGTCACCCCTATTAGAATCTGGCCTAGAATCAAAGTTTGGCAAACTAATACCTAAAGACATAAAAGACCTCCAAATGAAAAAATTGGAACAGCACGGCGCTGTTCCGGAACACTGTGTGACGGATTTAAATAGCCTAATAGACTTTTTGGATTTTTAAAACGAATTGTCGATGTGCTGTACGTCACGTAGACTCGATTCATCTAAAGACCACTAGGAACCATTAGACCGTTAGACCCGTTAGAAAAATTTACACTTATGAATGCCGCTATCTGGTTGTTAAGTTCTCTTAAGTCTCCAGCGTTGTTCAAAACATGAGTGCAGTTAGAAGAAGTATAGGTTACCGTTGGGTCTTTGGCAATACCTGGCCTATCAACCCAAACTGCTATTTTTATAAGTCCTTCCTGTAAAGCAGCTTGTAACTCTAAAAAAGTTCTTGCACCACACACAATAGGGCTAAATTTTAAACAAGTCCTGATTAATTTGGCAGGGTCATCACCCCTGTACTCTTCTAGTATTCGCTTCCAGTCTTCTCTTATTTCATGCCTAGTGTCCCAGGCTAACTGGTCAGGAATACCTAGTTTTGCAGCGACTATCTCTTTGTGCATCCAAGATATGCTGCCTGCGTATGGAATACCTGTAATCTTAGAAAACATATAAGCAGACGTGTCTTTACCAGACCTGCCGTATCCACAGAAAGCTATCATAGTTGACCCCTTACAAAGTTAATAAGGGCACAGTTTACCATTCGTATTTGCGATGTAAACAAAATAACTATGAAGGCGTTAACCATGTTTTAAAGTCGCCTAAAGCATCTACATCTACTTTTGGATCCTTACTAACTTCAGGCTCTTTAACTCCAGTAAAATAACTTTTGTCGTAAGTGTTAGTACCTAAGTCGTTACAAACTTGCTCGTATTCTGAGACCTCTATATCTACTGTTAAGGTGTTAAAATAAATGCTTATAGCGCCTCTGCATCCGTCATTATTAAAATCAGACCTAGCATCAAGATCTATAATTTGAAACAAAAGATCTTCTTTAGCAGCCCATAAATTTACATTAGAAAGTGGAGCTGTAGTTCTAGTATCAACAGGGGTAAAACAAATGACGTCTAAAGCCTGCTGCTCAAACTCAGCAGCCAAAGCACTGCTTATTGAACATGGGCATTTTGTATCATGAGCTGGAATCATTCTAACAGGAGAGCTTCTGTATATTAAATCGTAAGAAGTTCTAGTCACACCGCAATGTATGCAAGTTACAGACGTAGAGTCAAAGTCGCTAAATGAGTCACCTGCGCCTGAAAAGTCTGTACTAAAACTTCCAATTAAATTGTAAGTTTTAGCAGCGTTTTCAATATAAGTCATAATATCGTCACTAGTCATTTTGTTTCTCCAATTGATTGCAGGTTAATTGTTCTAGTTACTTTTCTAAGTTCAGATTCAGAATCGGCCAAGTATGTCTTAGTTCTAGGGGCTGGCCCCATAGCATTATTCATCCAAGGAGTGAGATTCATCTCAGAAAGATAATCCATCACGTTTGGAAAGAACTTAAACTTAAAGTCCTCATTGATATGCTGTTCACATATTCTATATATGCTGACTATCTTTCCGTCGCTGTTTGTAATTGTCTTTCCGAAAATGGGCTCCATTACTTCGTATATCCAAAAGTGGCTATGTGTAAGTGCTCTATGTCGGTTATCTCCGCAGTACTTCTTACTGCAATCCATCTTCTCGTGGATTGCTATATAATCTTCAGGCTTACCGCCAAACTGCCTAGCCGAGCTAAGCGAGTGAACTAGAGGCTCTGCCATAATTATTATTCCTTTTTAATCATAGTTTGAGAGTACTCAAGCTGATTCAAACTATCCATATGCCGCTCTCCAGAGAACCTATTTTGAACTCTACGAAGAGCTACCTGATGAGATCCTCTAATCTCCCATCCATTACTGATAAGATCTTTTATTTCCTTTGTAAGCTCGTAAGCATTGTCGGAAACTATCACTTGATATTCCATTTTTACTCCTTTAGTTACTCAATGTAATTAGCGTTCTTAAGTGCTGTCTCAAGAGATGAGCACAGTTCAGCCAAAGGCTCAGTCGGTTTCTTGCTATTTGGATTTGAAAAAGTAAATTCTATATTACTATCAGTAACTAACACGGATAGATCTTTATATGATGCAAAATTAGATATAGTTGATTCATCAAGCTTTATAACCTCTCCAAAGTCATCTCCGCCTACCAAGCTTCTAGCAGTTTGATAGTAGTCACTGTCTTTACTAGGATTGCAGCCTTCAGCATAGGCTACGTATGATTTTGGTCCTTCTAAATCAGCAGGGCTAGCATTGCTCATAATGTACACGCCGCTATCGTGCACTAATAGTACTGACGGAACAGAGAACCCGTCGTCTGGAGTGTTCTTTACAGCGTGAACTACACACCTTAACACTTCGCTAACTTTAAATTTACATACGCCCATGGCTATAACCCTTTCACGTTTAAGTTAAATTTATGAAACACATTCATCTCCCTTAAGGCTTAGGCCTACTCTCTTTAGCTCAGCACGAAGCTGCGCAAGAGAAATTACACCCACGTTTCTCCAATCAAGAATGTCTACAGCAGATAACTGTATAAACTCTGAAAGAGTTGTACCCTTAAATTCATGCAAAATAGATCTAACAGTTCTAGTATTAAGTTTTAACGTAGGAAATATTGGCTTGTTTAGAATATGGTCCTGACTAACTATTGACTTATAAGCCTCGTCGCTTTTATTAATTTGTAAATATTTATGATAAATGTCCTTTACGCTTTCCAATACATCAAAGCTGACACCTTGAGAGCAAGCAACTCTAGACGATGGACGCCTAACGTATCTAGTTCGCATTTCTACGCATCTAACCGAGCTTACGCTTACAATATGGTCTACATTTATTAGTATAGACAGGTTGCTTAATGCCTCTGTAAGTTCTATTAAGTTACAGCTCATTTAATCTCCTTTTGATTAAATAAAAATGTCATCAAAAATACCATCAGGTCCTTCCATAGCTCTTATAGCGTTAGATTGGAGTCCGCTCATTTCGTTCTCATGCTTTTCAAAGTTGTAGTCTAACCTACCCCCAAAGAACGATATGTTTTGATTTACAATCTTGCCTAGGTGTAACTCGCGGTAGCATATGAGGCATAAAATAGGGTAACGAGCCGTGCTCAATACTCTGGCATGGGTTATAACGTCTTTACAACACGAGCACTCTGTATTATCACTAGACCGAAGAGCAGGTCTAACATCCATCTTAGGCTGTTCAACTACCGCTCTATCCTTCTGTTCGTCAGTCATGGACTTTACTGGGTATGCTTTAGCAAGCTCACGTGGGTAATGTCCTGCAGCCTGTTCAACTGTGCATAGAAGAGTTTTTGTGCGTTCTGCTCCTTTACGCACATAACGAGCTCCATCATTTTCTTCAGTCTTATATAAGTTTTTATCTTCTATCGTGTACCACACGTCAATTGCTGCCATGTTGTCATCCTTTTTAATAAAAGTATAATCCCAAAAGATATTTTGGGATCATAGGTTATACAGCTTAGGTTAACACTAGCTTGGGTGGTCTTCCGCCTCAGCTATAGAATCGTCTTCATCGTCTTGGTCTTTACCATCACGTAGTTTAACTTGTTTCTCGCAGCAAGACTTGCATACTGTCTCCCCCTCTAATTCATCATTTCCTATAGCATGCGGTGCATCATGGTCTATGCACTCTAGACACGTAGGCATGTCGCAGAAATAACACTCCTCGCCGTGGTCCGTACCAGTATTTGGTAGTTGCCAATGATGCTGTGGCAATGACTTGTTACATACGCAACATTGGTGAATAGGGTCTTCATCGTCGGCCCATTTTCTTTTTTCTTTTAAAGTTCTTTTGTCTTTTTCCATGGCATCCTCTTCCATAGCATCTTCTGCTAAGATCATATCCTCCGCAGCTTGAGAACCTGACATTAGCATCTCCATACGCCTATCCATCTTAAGTCTAGCGTTTCCTTCTTTTATAAGCATTTCCCTTACAGCTGCTGCACTATGTGGACCTAGTAGTTCAGCAGCTCTAATTGCAGCTTTATCTCTCTTATTCAACTCGTACATGTCATCCTCCTAATGCTGGGCAAACCTCTCAGGTATGCCCATAACTTTACAGTCCTCTTTGGTAAGCGGTATCGACCACTTAGTGAATACCTCCGTTGCTATACCTAGATGAAAAGGACCGTTACTACCGCTCCTCATCGTTCCGTCTAAATTACAAGATCTAATTTCAACCTTGTCACTCATACAGACCGGCAAGACAGTATCAACTACCCACTCTACACAAGCATATGGAACCTCAAGAATCACGGCATCGTGAACCTGAAGTATTATGTCGTAGGTCATGCCTACTGGTGCAGCGCTTCTGTAGCTGTATATGTGATCTAGGGCGCATGACATAGCGTCAGCTACCGCAGATTGGATTGGAAAATTCATGCTTTGTCGTTCATACTCAGCCACGACAAGCCTATCTTCACTAGGAGAAAATCTCCTGTATCTTCCAAAAGCATTGCTCATCCAGCCTGGGTGTTTGACTCTAGACTTGCACTCATTGAAGTACAAAGGAAGCTTAGGGTACATTGCAACCAAACCATCTATAAGCTCTTGAGCTTCTCTTACAGATATTATGACACCCTCTTGCTTAGCTTTTCTAGCGGTAGAGTCAGCCCCCTGACCATAGGCGTAACCAAATACCACAGCTTTAGCAGCTGTTCTAATACCTGACTTACCTATATCCTTGAGTCCTTTCTTGGTAGCTGGGCAATTCAACCTAAATGTATTTACAGCCACATTACTATGGATGTCGTAGTGGTCTGGGTGATCCTCTGGAAGGTTAGCTCTACGAACATGGTCAATCATGTTCTTATCACCAGACTGCCAAGCCATGATTGCCAGTTCAGCGCCAGTATAGTCAGCCTCTACCAGTACAGTTCCAGGCCTTGCACTTATCACAGACCTGAGAGGATACGTATAGTTCATTCCAAGGTCTTTACCATGCAGCTTAAATATACCTTTGTACTTTTCTTCTATAGTCTTTCCGAGGTTCTGCATATTTGGCCTAGATGAAGAAGCACGGCCTGTTTCTTTAGTCTGGCTAAACATAGATCTAACTCTGTCGTCAGCATTCATGTACGAGAGAATGCCCTTGTCATAAACTATGTCACCTTCAGAATCAGTCTTCTCATTACCTGCGTCATCAAAGTCTGGACCTCTAAGAACAGTAGTCCGTAAGTAATGAAGCGACCTTATGTCTCTAAGCATAGCCACTACTGGGTGCTTTTCTGCCAATATGGTAAGAGTCTCCTTGTCTACGGCAGCGGTATACATGTGCTCTTCCCTTTTGGTTATAAGGTCAGCCCACAGTTTACCTTTAGATCCTGTACCAGTACTCTTATAAGGTGTTAAAGAAAGAGTCATAGCATCGTCAGGTCTTTGTTTTATGAACCCGCCGTTTATGTCCCTCTTACCAGATAGCTCCTCACCAAAAAGAAGCTCTCTGTTATGAAATGTACTTGATGGATTATAGTCGGGCCAATGTATGACGGCTCTTATCTTAACCATCAAGTTTTCATAAAGAAGGTTGTAAGAGTCAGTAAGCTCTAACACTCTTGCTTTATCTATTAATATTCCTTTTTCGTGCATCTCTATGAACGCAGGATACGCTCTTGAAGACAGCCAAAAAGCAGGCCTACAGTTATTACCGTACTTATCAGCGTCAAGCTTACCCTTAACACTGCCATGGCCGTTGTAGTAGTCAAAGAGCCTTCTTGTAACATCTGCGTCATAACAACCATAAGGTATAATGACATCATCAGGGCAGTCTCCGTATCCTTCCAGCTCTGAATCTTTTATACCCTTAGCCCTACAGTGAGACTTACGCCAATCAAGAATAGGCCCTTCCCATCTCGGTACTCCGCAGTACCTTACAGCCTGCTCCTCTAAATTAAAGTAGTCAGTCTCATTTACAGAGTGAGCAGCTAGAAGTGTATCAAAACCGCCAAAGTCTTTAGTCTTTTCAAAACCAAACTTATAGTCAGGACCGTACATGCTTACGGGGTCGTCCTCTGGAGCTACAAATAAGCTTGAAAGATCAACACCTATAGACTTGAGCCAAGGCAAGTCAGAAGTAAGGTAATGACCTACAACTCTGATGTGCCTTCCATCTTCTGGATAGAATATTGAGTTTAGTATAGAGCTTAAAGCGTCAGGGCCTCCGTCAAATACAAAGCCTCCTCCAGCCTGATTTACGATTATACTGCAAGCAACTCCAGACTTCCAAGATAGCTGCACTGTCCTAACGTAAGAGTTCTTATCTCCAGGCCATGCACCATTCCACTCAAGGTCAACCGCTACTACTGGTGCAGTATCTTTAAGTATCTCGTCTCTAACTTTTAAAAGCTCTTCGCTAGTTCTAACGGCAAAGTGATTTATATTAGTTTCTTTAGACAAGAACTCTACGTCATTGCATAACGCAGAGAAGTGGTTCAAAGAAGCTTCAAATCTATCACTATGCTCAGGGTATCTAAGAACGTAAGCTGGGTTAACGCAGGTTATAGCCTTTGCTGTGTGAAAAGATCCATCAGGCAAAGGAATGTTAACTTCAAACACTTTACCAGTAGATGTATGTAAGCGCTTGTCTCTACCAAGGACAGCCTTGATAGCCTCGTCACCAAGTAGAAGCATGAAGTCAGGCTTAACCAATGCCATCTCTATCTTTAGCAGCGGAGCACAGTTATGTATCCAATTTGCTTTAAGAGCATTGCTAGCAGGATCAAGCAGCGTATGTTTTACAGAACAAGTCATATAAAAATCTGCAGCAGATAGCCCTTTAATATTTGAAAGGTGACTGTATAACTGACTCTTATTATTACCTAAAACTATCTTTCCATGAGCTACGTCTAAGTTGGAAGCACACTTACCAACTACCATGCATTTAAACTTCCTAAAAGGACCAGGCCTGCAGTTGTCCATCCAACCGCTACCAGGAACCATGTTTACGTTTAATATGTTTCCATTAAACAAAACTGGAAGACTAAAGTTTTGGCAGTACAAAGCCCTAAAGTAAAGAAAGTCAGAGTAGAAATCTACTGCTTCCGGATACTCAGGGCCTGCTAACTTATCAGCACACTGATAAAAGTCAGGCCCTGGCTTTGCTACTATATGCTTATTCTTAGAAGGAAATATAAAAGGGTAGTTTATTAAAGGACCTGTCCCCTCCTGTAGCAAAAGAAAGTTTCTATAAGTGCATATGCTTTTAAAGTCTTTTATTAAATCAATCATTAGGCCACTCCTTTGATACTTCTGGCATCGCTTCTCCTATGTCTTGAAACTGAGATTGGAGACGTCTCCACAACTCCATCTTTAAAGAACCAGGGTCTTCATCCTTAGCCATATTAACTCTTATAATCTTAGACCTTGGAGCTGCCTGCTGAAGCTTGTCAACTAAAGACTCAGCTTTGTAAGCTACGTCTCCATCCAAAGCTATAGCTATGGGCTTGCCATTAAAATTCTGCCCTATCAAAGCAAGCTGCCCAGAGCTGCAATCACTTCCAAAAATAGCGACACCTGCTGGACCTACAGACCAAACATCTATAGGACCTTCGCAGACTACTATCATTGGCTGTAGCTTTGCATTGTCTATGTTATAAAGAAGCATAGACTTCTTCATTCCGACTGGGTTTATATACTTCTGCTTCTTTTTCAATGGGTCATCGTAAATTATTCTTGCTTGATAACCCATTAGCTTTGAGCCTTGAAATATAGGTATGTACAAACGTTCCTTAAGAGTTGGAATCGCCATATCGTCTATCCAGCCTACGCCTAAGTACTTATCAAGCACGACTGGATTGTACCCTCTAGACTCAACATACTTTACGGCTTCGTGGTCCTTACTAAGAGCCGATAGACTTGTAAGCCTTTCAGGAGCTCTGCACTCAGTAAGTGAAATCAATGCTTCAGAAGACATAGGCTTATCAACTACTGAAAGAGTTATCTTAGAAGACGTGTTAAAAAGCCACATGTGAAGCTGGTCTAGGTTAAGCTTACCTAACTCGCCTCTAGTACATGCTGTCTCGTTAAAACAGTTTGCCATATGCCTATATTCAAACCATCTATGGTTTATGTACAACCTATGTCTTGTCTCTTTACAAAAAGGGCAGCAGACCCTGTAATATTCTCCATTTACTATAGAGGTAGGCCTCTCTCCATTAGATGAGGGGCGCATCACCATGCCGACCCCTCTATTATTAACATAGACCTGACCAAACAACTTCTTAAGCTTAAAGTATAGTTCAGGGCACAATACATCATCGTAACTAGTCGAAGTGCTCATGGCTTTCCTTTCTAGGAATCCCTGTCAGAGTAATCATTAGAAGCTGCTTTGTAACTTCGGCTTGTTGGGACATCCATAGAACTGCCTGAGAATGAAGCCCTTATAAAACCTGCCTGCTCATCTATTACCCATTCGTTGTTTAAAGAGTAAGTACATGAATCAGCTTCAAACTTTATAACTGCACAATTCTTAGAAGTGTGTTCATCCTCCCTATATTTAGTGGCGTCAAGTCTTTGACATCCGCTGTTTAAATCCTTCTGCCCAAGGCAGAACATTCTATGACAGTTCTCAGCAAAATCTTTACACTCACTAGCCATAGAGTGATGAAGAGGCTTATGAGCTTTAATACTATTAGCTTCTCCACTAAGCTGATGCAGAAGCCAAACGCAGCAGTTATAGCTAAGACCTATATTGACTGATACATCCTCAGCAAGCTTTCGTATGTAGTGGCGCATATTCTCAACTTTTATACCCTTAGCTGATATATGCCTGTCAACAATAAGCTTAACGTAGTCGACAACCATCAAGGCTATCTCAACGTTCTTAAAGTTAACTAGCTTGTCAACTTGAGCTGTAAGCTCAGAGGTATAACCATGTCCAAGCTTAGTACCTCCAGAGCCACTCATGTCAAGAAGTTGAACATACGTGTTAACTAAGGATTTCGTATCCCTAAACCTATCTGACTCTGAAATCCTAAGAACCTCTTCTATAACTCCTGAGTATCTTTTTAGCTCATAATCTTTAAGGTTGCCACTAGTTGAAAGAAGAGCTCCATTAATAACGTGAGCCTTAATAGTATTTAATGGGGTTTTAGACACAGTTGCAGCAAGTCTAAGTCTTATAGAATCTATGTTACCTTCGTAGTTAGCATAAACTCCTACTTTACGCTTATAAGGCCTTCCTTCAGCTAAACATAGAATCTCTCTAGCTCGCTCAGTAAAACAATGGTTGGCTATAATGTTTATACCCATCCAAGTCTTACCTGCACCTGTACCAGCAAGAAGACCGTAAATATCTCCAGCTGCAACCCCTCCTGTCATAAACTTGTCAAAGTAAGGTAGTCCCATTGGAGCTCCTATAGCTATGTTAGGTTTCCAAACATCTGGAATAGACTCACACATTGCTGATGAGCCAGCTCCTTTAAAGTTGTTGTATATTTTGCTAAAATGACCTAACAATATGGAAGGGTCTTTAGACACCGATTGAACAGATGATGTCTTACTAAAGTGACTATACAGCTTATCGTGTACGCCTCTCTCAGTTAAAAACCTTTGAATAACCTCTCTACATATATGACGGTTAGCTTCTATGTTGTCCTTAGGAACTAAGAAAGCCTCGTCTATTATTTGAAACACAGACTGCTTAAGTTGAGCTGATTCATGAGTGCCTCCTCTAAGCTCGTCATCATCTATAGTTATAGTTTTAAATATTTCAGCTGTAAGCGTTAGGTCTTTGTAAACCGTCTTCATGTAAAGCTTAATACCGTTAACGATAACTCTGTAAGCCCGCTCATCATGACTAAAGTATCCTGTGTTAAAATACTCTAATGACTCAAGTATAAGCAGACGATCAGCTATAAGATGCTTTACCATAAAGTCTACTGTAGTTGAATCAAGCCTGTAGACCGTCTCTATAGTGGTGTCCACTAAACTTTCAGATTTATCATGCATATGACCTCCGTGTTACAAAACTATGCTTTTGGTATTAATTAGAAGCTTAGACCTCTCCTGATTTAAAGCTGAAAGAGCTTTGTTTATAAACAATTTATGTATAATGTCTGGTATAACTGTCCCATAGACATCGACTCTCATTAAATAATCTTTAATAGCTGTGCTTACCATGCTAGAGGGTATGTCTACTGACTCATCCATAAACATCATAGAGTTTACTTTGAAGAAACAAGACACATCGCTACTCACTATGACGTCCAAAAAAGAACGAGAGTTCTTTATAAGGTGCATAGAGTTTACAAGGTTAACCTCAACAATCTTCTTATAAGACATTATTAAATTATGAGTCTCTTGTCTTTCAGCTTCTCTGCTAGAGTTGGTTATCGACACTGCCCTCTCTGTGTAACATGCGCTAGCTGCAGGCGGCCCTCCCATAGAAGTATCAAATTGAGTTCTTATTAGTTCTATCAATGAAACTTTGTTATCAATTGAACATTTAGCTATTAAAGGCCAGACAGGCTTGTAGTCTTTACCATATTTATGAAGTATAGCCTCTCCTGGCCTAGGTCTTAAAACAGAGGTTCCATCGTAATTAGGTATTACTCTGGAACCGTAGTTAGACACGACCCCCTTAGTCTTTAGGAGGTAGTCACGCATAAACATGCAATAAAGACGTCTTGCTTCAAGAGCTAAAGTTCCAATAGACTCCATTACTTTACGCCTTCAAGAGCTAGCATGTCTTGCTTCTCAAATTCGACAGCTCTCATCCTAGCTAGGACAACAGCCGAAGGCTCTAATACTCTAAGATACCTTAACTTAGGAATATTAGTGTAGATAGTGCTTCCAAGTTTACAACTGTCTGAACCAAACTTTACTTTAAACTTTTTTGCAAGATTGTAGTCATCAGCTATGCCTACTATGGAGTCTATTTTTAAGTAAGTTAACTCGTACTCCTCATAGTAAGGTTCTTCATTTAAAAACAATTTTTCATTTTCTAAAAATACATCACCATCTGTAATAAAAGCATTAATAGCAGTTACTTCTATGAAATTAGATGCAGCAACTACTGATGGGTAACCTGAAACAGCGGTTGGCTGTATATAAACACACTCCATGTGCTCTAAAGTTAAAGTGATAGTAGTATCAAACTTATCTGAATACTTAAAAACTGCATATTTATTACTCATCAATATAGCTAGCATTTTTCTAAACTCAGGAGAGTCGTCTTTAAGCAAAAAGTTCATGAGCTCAGGGTCACCGCCAGACGCATAAGCCATGCTGTCTATAACCTTCTTTGATACACTTGTAATAGTAGGGCAATATATCGTGTCTTCAAAATAAGGTTCTACTCCGCCAATATTTCTCCAAGAAGGCATGTTCTTATAACCTAAAACAATTACCCATACCTTAGGTCCTTTTTCTTGTAATTTTTTCTTCTTAACTTCTTCTGTCATGATGTACTCAATTCTTTTAAAAAGGTTTAAAGTTCTTCATCTACTGAATCAAACGCTTCATCTAATATATCTACTTCAAAAAATGTCTTAGCTACATCTGTTTTAATAAACTTCTCAGCCCAACCCATCTGCTTGTAGCTTGCTCTTCTACTCTTACTTCTATTAAGAAAAGTAAAATCGAAGGCATCCATAAAATCAACAACCAAACCAAACTTTTTACCTGACTCGTCATGCTTTCTAGCAACTCTACCTGGAGCCTGAATGTCTACTATCTTGCTAGATCTAGCATCTGCTCGTATCAACACGCAAAGTTGTGCAAAGTCTACACCTGTAGACCACACGTCAGTGCTTATAACTTTTTTTAAAGTAGCCCTCTCAAAGCCAAGCCTCATCTCTTCTCTTCTAGCAGGTGTCATTAAAGGCTCAGCAACTGGATCGATAAGTTCTTTGTTTACATAAGATTGGTAATCTGCAGGATCCATTGAGTCATAACACATCTGAAACTCAGGTAGAAACTGTTTAAGGTGTATAGCGTGTTCTATCGACTTAACCATAATTAAAACCTGATCATCGTTATCGTATTCTCTAGCCTTTGCTGCTATAGCCTTATTTCTTTCTTCATTTCTCCATATGCCCCATCTCTCCTTAGAGACTCCGCTCATATCTGAGAATGCGCTTGGGCCATTACCTTTTACATACACCCACTCAACCTTAATAGGGACTACAAGGTCTACACTTACAGCGTCGCTATATGATAGTTCGAATATCCTAGGTCCAAATATTGCTTCTAGCATGAAATGAGCTCCATCCATTCTTCCGTCTGGAGAAGCAGTGAACCCAAACTTACGGGTCCTCATAAACTTACCTAGCTCATGCTGATACGTTGGCGCTACAGCTTCGTGTGCTTCATCGTAAAGAAGTATGTCTGCCAGACCTTCGCCTTCGTGGGATATCCTATGCATGCTATCAGCAGTAATAACTGTGATTCTATCCCAAGTCTTCTTTCCGCTACCAACCATTCCAAGAGCAGGTATAAACTTTGACAACCCAGAGTGAATGCGGCGCATAACGTCTACTCTTCTAGTTACTATTTGAATCTTGGCGTTTGGATAAGCTAAACATACTGCTGCAAACATGAACGTTTTGCCAAAGCCTGTAGGCCCTACAATAATACCGCCGCGAGAAGTAAGTATAGCTGCCAAGCACTCATCCTGTTTGTCCCTAAGCTCCATCCTTCCCTTCAACCGCATTATGTCGTATTTAAAGGCTGGTCCGCTGTGGTACTCTTTGTCTATGTCTACAATTGAAACCTTGTATCCTAGTAGTTCTGCATCGGCTTTTATCTTTGATAGAAACCCAGCTGGGCAAACTAAGTTATTAAGGCCGTCATACTGAAACACTCTTCTTATCTCTGTAGTTATTCCACCTTTCTTTGAAAAGTAAGTAGGCTGGTTGTATGTGTTGTGAGTGTAACAAAGCCTGCTTTCTAAACTCTTAGATAAATCTTCAGGCAAAGAACTCATTCCTGGTACTGACACTTGCAAAAGAGAGTTACCTATAGTAAATAAAACTTCACTCATAATCGCTCCTTCGAAATATAACTTGAAATAATAGGCTTATGGCAACCTCTGGAAATACCAGTGATTGCTACTTTTGTTTTTACTAAGTAGGTCTTTCGGATTCTATTTTGATAGTAGAGTTGAGTCAATTACTGAACTTAAAACAAGTTTTGTAATTAATTACAAAGCGTTACATGCTAGCAAGTTAAACTTAATAATATTAAAAATAAACTTACATGTACACTACTTCAACTTGCTCAGGTGAATAGCCAGACCTATTGAATCCTTCTCTTGTGAAAAGAAAAGATCTGGATCAAACACTTTTTCCATCCAAGGGTTTGGATATGGGTATATGCTGTCCATCCAAGCCATACGTACAAACTTGATAAAGAGCTGAGACATTCTTAACGAACTAACCCAAGGCTTGTGGTTTGCCCATTTAGTACTGCCTTCTCTTATAATAAACCAACCAGGCCTAGCCATCTCGGATATAGAAGCTGACAGACCTTTAGACCAACAGGAGTAAACGTCAAACTTCTTTACAAGCTTATCGTCAGTCTGTGGTCCATTGCACAAGCCAAGCCAAGAATACAACCTTGAAAGCCTAGATGGATGGTTAGGGTCTATATACCACCTTGGGTCACCTATTCTAGCCATAACCTTTGTGAAGAACATGTCATCTATATGAGGTATGAAGCTTACATAGTTCCATACAGGATGCTGCTTCATTAGCTCACAAGCTTTTATGTGAGAGCCTTCTGTCTCTGATCTTATAAGAGCCCCAACCCCGTATGAAGCGCAATCTAACATATCAGCCTCATGCCAACCACCTAAAGACGGAATAGCTGAAGCCATTCTCATCTTAATAAGATTAGCCGGCGCATCGTTGTTAGATACTATGATTGGGCTGCCTATCTCAAGAGACTTGAGCCTGTGCTTAACTTTAAGCCGGTACAATCTTACAATCATACCGGCGTTTGAACCACTACCTAAAACACGAATCTTATCAGGGCAGTTTCCAGAGGTCTCAAGCTTGTCTATGTAACCCTCAACAGTAAGCTTAGTGCTGTAAGGCATTCTGTCGCCTTCTATAACCCACACCTCACTGTTGCTGTCTAAGGCAAGCTTGAAAACCGAACCTTCTACTGTTGTACCCATCTATCACCTATTTATAAAGAGTCAGCGTATGATCGCACATGCGCTCCATAGCTTTCTCGTGACTGACTACAATAACTTGCAGTCCAGAGGACTTAGACATAGCTCTTAGTCTATTGAAAGCTGTGTCTAAACATTCGATGTTGTCATCGTCTAGACCTACGGTTGGTTCATCAAGTACTAACAGGTTTACACCTGAAGCTACTCCAAACTGAACAGCTAGCCTGAATGCAAGAGCCAGAACAACCTTCTCACCGCCTGACAATCTAGCAGCTGGTAAATCTCTTCCGTCATTAAACTTTGCCCAGAAGACCAACTCATCATCAGAGTAAACTCTGAACGGAGCGTTAAAGTCTTCTAGATACTCATTCAACTTAATCACTGTCCTCTTTAAGTAGTTTACCGTAAGTCTCTTCGGTAAGTTAGACTTATGCATAACTTCTTTAAGATTTTCAAAATGATCCTTAGCAACTTTATTAACCCTAGCTTCTTCTATGTCTCCAACCAGCTTATCTCTTCTATTGTATAAGTAATCTAAAGTTTCAACAGTTGCTTTTGATTGCTCTTCAAATCGTATTTTCTTTTCTCTGTCTTGATTTACTAAATTGATGCTATCACACAATACTCTTTCTTGCATGCAATAGTCTTCACTTACGTTGCACTCTTTACTTCTAGTTTCAATCTGAGACAAAAGTGAGTCTCTGGTTGCTTTTAAAGAAGTTATTGAAAAGTCTAAAGCAGAAAGCTTTGATGACAAAGACTCATAAGATGTTCTAAGCTCAGTAAAGGTAGAAATAAACTTATTAACCTCGTCTTCAGAGACAGAAGGCTGCTCAGGTCTTTCAGCCTGAAGCCTTAGTTTAATCAGCTCAAGCTTACTGTTAAGCCCAGCTAAGTCTGAAGAGTGCTTGTAGTTAGCAGTGTCGTACTCTCTACTAAGCTGATATTGCTTCTTCATATGATCTACTAGTGGAGACGTCTCCACTAGGTGTTTAGATATAGCGTCTATTGCAGCTAACAGTACTTCTCCGGTGGTGCCGCATACAGGGCATTCTTTCTTTGAAGTAAGCTGAAGTAAGTTCTGCTTCTTGGCCTCTAAAGCCCCAGCAGACTGTGAGTACTTCTCAAAATCTAAACCACTAGACTCTATGTAGGGAGATGGCTTTATAGGAGCAGACGCAACTAGTACTGATATGCTTTCTTCAACTATAGCAAGCTGAGCCTCATTAGCTGCTTTGCTGCTGTCGTACTTATGTATAAGACCCCACTGATACTGATGCTTTTTATACTCAGCTAAAGCCGCATCTGAGTCCTTAACTAAAGACAGATCATCAACCTTTGCTGAAAGAGGGGGCCTAGCTTCTTCTGCCTGACTTAGATCAGACAAAACTAAACTTAAACTTTCTGAACACTTGTTAATGTCATGTTTTACATCTTTCTTTCTTCTTACTTCGCTAAGGTCTTTTTGAAGCTTAGTGTCGTCTACTACGTTTAAAGACACTTCCTTCAAAGATTGCGATATAGATTCAAGTAGTAAAGTCTTCTCTCGTATCTGCGCTAATACGGACTCTACGGTCTCAGATGGAACCTGAACTAATATCTTAGATGAATATTTATTTATCTCATCGTAACAAAGCTCTGCTTTGTCTAAACCGTATAGTGACTGCAGCGCTGAAAGCCTGTCAGACTTAGGTAAAGTAAATATGCTGAACATTTGCCATTGGTCTACAAAGATGTAGTCAGACAATATGTTAGAGCTTACCCCAACCAAGCCCTCAATAGCAGTAGTAACCTCTCTGTCCCCAGTAAGTGGAGGCATAGAGTTTATAATTAAAGACCGCTTGTTAGGTCTCAGGTTTCTCTTTATAACAGCCCTGCCGCCTGTTGTAGAAAACGTTAGCTCTACAAATGACTCATCTTTATCTGAGCATATTTTATTAATGTTCTCTGATAGAACACCTTCATTTCTCTTGAAGTCTCCAGTAAGGGCTGCGTATGCTCCCTTAATAGCGTTAGACTTTCCTCCGCCATTAGGTCCTGTGATGGCGGTTATGCCATCAAGAAAAGTCCAATCAAGTTCTTGATGCTGACAGAAATTACGTAAGCGAAGCTTTTCAAGTTTCATAATATCTCCAATCTAATAGGGTAAATGATACATACTAAACAAAATAAGCCCACCCCAAAGAAGAGGTAGGCTTATCTTTAATTTTAATAATAAAAACAACGTATTATTTATTAAGTACTACATTATAAAATACTAGCCCTTAGGTGCTGCAGGGGCGCTAGACTTTGGTGGTGCCTGTACAGGAAACGGAGGAGCAGGCTTTGGAATGCTTGTAGCTGGCCTGCTTCCTTTAATTGTAGCAGGCTTCTTTACTGAAACTGGCTTTTTAGGTTTAGCTTTATTAATACCTTTAGTCTTAGGAGGAAGTACCTTAGGCTTACCCTTAGGCTTACCCTTAGGCTTTGGGTTACTAGGTGCTAATGGAGACTCTACCACAGGCTTAGTTGGTGGTGGATCAGGAATAGGCTCAGCTGTATTAGATGGCGGTGGAAACCCTGTACAAATTTCAGGAGGAATTGCCCATGTATTAAAGTTTCCGTAAATTCCAAAAGAGTTAGCAGTAGTAACAGTGGGAGGTAAAGGCAGCTTCAAGTCTGGAACGTCTTTATACTGCTTAACTAATTGATTGTAATAATCACCTGCCGAATTAACTGCTGCTCTTGCAGTTCCTAGATCTTGAGAAATAGTGTTGTCCCAACCAGTATTAGCTTTAAGCGCTAATCGTTTATCCTCTAGCGCCCTTACTGACTTTTTGAGCTCGTCTTTTGCAGTCTGTAAATCAGATCTAACTTGATCTAAGTCTAACTTAAAAATTTGAGACATGTTATTACCTCACTATGTGAAGACACATGGTAACTGAGTGCAGCCAGCTACCATTATCTCCTATAAACCTTTCAAGTTCCACCACTTTTTATGTCACTAAGCATGTTATCTAACTCTCCCCTTAAGTCCTCCACAGACCTACTAGACCATAGCTTTATAAGGTCGCTGTAGCTTCTTTCGGTAACATCGCAAAAGTCTTTTAAAGACTCATGAAATGACGAGTTTATATCGAAAGATCCTACTAGCTTGTCCAAGTCAGAAGCTACTGATGGCAAGTCAACTATTTCTTCAATTATAGGCACAAGGTCCACGTGAGCCTTGTCCTTAAAAGCTGAAGTTATAGCTGCGTTAACGTTATCTAACTTAGTAGAGTAACGTAGCCTAAATATAGGCCGTCCTATGTCGTTAGGCATGTCGTCAGACTCAACTTTTTCAGCAACCTTTACCATAGTGTGAAGGTCGCTTTCTGAGTTTATTACTGACTGAATTAGTCGCCTTGTCTTATAAGGTGCTGATACAAACCCAAGGTCTTCAGTCATAATCCAAGCTGCTTTGTTGCAAGATTCTTTTAAGTCTTGAAGGCATATGCTGCCTGGGGATACAAACTTCATGTCGTTAACATCTGACACAAAGTGTGAGTGAAAGTCTCCACTTATGAGGGCCTTGTACTTAAGGTTGTGCTCTACTAACGAGTAAGAGCAACAAAACTCTTGTCCTGTATGAGGGAGAAGCTCGCTCCAAACTTGATGAGTAACTAAAACGTCGGCAGGCTTAAATCTGTTGTAAGAGTCTTCAACAGACTTAGGAAGGAAATAGTCGTAACCAAAGAAGTCTACTCCTTTTATTTTAAAGTGCTTGTTATGAACATTCTCACAACCTTTAAACAAACTAAGCCAAGTAGGATCTGACATCTCGTGCTGCCCTTGCACATAGTATACTGGTAATCCTTTTTCATACATTCTTGCCATCTGATTTGAAACAACGTGAATGCTGTAAGAGTCAGGATTCTTTATGTCAAACAAATCACCAGCCGCTATCAACGGTACGTTAAGACCTATAGCCATATCAACTATTTGGGTAAGAGAGTATTCAGCATCGCCTTTTATACTTGGAAACTTCTTCCAAGCGTTAAGTGCAACGTGCCAATCAGATGTAACTACTGCCAAAGGCTTTGAATTCAAAGAAACATTATTAATAAGATTTTTCATAAATACTCCACTGTCAATTGGGTTTGAAAAGATACAATAAACTGGGCGGTAATTAAAACCACGTTAGGAGAACTAAAATGTTAGTACTATCAAGAAAAGTAGAAGAGTCTATAATGATATCAAACGATATCGTAATAAAAATAATTCGTATAAGTGGTAACCAGGTAAAAATAGGAATAGAAGCTCCAGCTCATGTAGTAGTTAGTAGATTAGAAGACAAAACAAAAACTGTTGGCAAGTTTAACCTTAAACATACTTCATAATAAGCCTGTTCCAATCAATAACAGCTTTAGCCCAAAGCTTGAAGTAGTCGCAGCACTCCTGTGAGCAGCCGCTTTTGTCTGGTGTTAGTGTCATCATTGCTTCAGCTATATAATTAGACATAACACCAGCATCTGTCTTTGCATCTTCAGGAGGGCTGCCATAGTTGCTAAGCACCCACTCTATACCTCTCCACACTTCTTCGTTAAGTCTTATACCTGAAGCCTCTGCCACTAAGCAATTCATTCTGTCACTAAGCCTAAGATGGTCTAAGTTAGGGTAACCATAACACCATGCGTCACCGCTAAGCTTTAGAGCAGCCTGAGCAAACAGACCAAACCATATATCATCAAATCGTTTGTAGTTAGACAACATACCCATAGGAGGAAATAAAGCATAAGGTAACATCGAGTCTATAAACGCTAAGTTCATTCCACATATAGGATAAACCACAGAAGGATGAGCTAACACAGGACCGTGAAGTAAAGGAAGTACTGCTTTCTCAAGGGCTGGGTTACTTATTCTCTGTATAGAATCAAAATCAGGCATTCCCTCCCACGTACCTACACTCATTGAAACAAAAGGTTTATGTAAATGAGTTGTATTAGTAAAGTAAGGCACACCCCTTACGCGCACTCCAGGCACTGTAGAAGACCAGACGTTAAAATCAAATAAGTTTGATAAATGAGCTTTAAAGAAATCTCCGCCTCGTTCACCTTTTGAAGGTCGACAGTCATCATCTAATGTAAATACAACGTGCTCTCTATATTCGTTATTTTTTCTATTAGCGCTTAAAGCACAAGCTTGAAGAAACCCGTAACTTCGTATTGCTGAATCTTTTTTACTAAAACAAGAAAACCCTGCATATTCGAGCATGTCTATAGGAATAGGAACATTGTCTATTAAATTGTAGCCTGAGCTTCCTATGTAAGTTGAGTCCCAACTGTGAAAATGCAAACGATACTTCTTAATGTCAATAAGGTCTAACAGCTCACTAAAGTCTTTAAAACCTGATGAGTGACCATCATATACTATGTGAACGTCGTTAGGAAAGCAGTCTAAGGATTCCCACGCTAAAAGAAAATCACTTATCTCATTCAGCCTTATAGTTGGTACTACTAAGGAAGAATATACTAAAGGAACTTTTGATAAGTTTTGAAGATAAAACGGTTTAAGACTGTCAGTCATGTCTACCTTTCTATATTACACCGCGCATAAATAATGGAATAGGTCTTAAACTTGAATCAATAGGTCCTTGATTACCTTTAAAGAACCATTTATCAAATTCAACACCATCAAAAAACCTATTATGAAAACCAAGGCCTTCAGCTAAGTCAACCGGATTCCAAGTTCTGCTTACTTGTTCACGGTGTTTACTCTTACACATGTCGTAATCAAGTTTATGAAGGTGCACGAGAAAAAGATCATCGCTTACTTTTGGCGTAGAAGGTACATTTAAAATATGAAAACCAACATCCCACTTACAAGAAACTTTAGATATAAGAGTCTTGTTATAAATAGTGTCGTAACGCCAGAAACCTCTTTGATCAAAAATAGGTTTTGACAAATCTATAGAAAGCTCTTTGGATGGGTCGTGGTCTAATGCCAAACCTACGCATCTTAAAAGTGACAATCCTGGCTCAGCAAACCTCTTAGACACGTACTCATTAAGACCGTAAGAATGTAGCTCTGGGTTAGGTATTAGTAGCTCGTCAGACTCTGCAAACGCTACTACATCATAGCTTTGAAGCAAAAACGATTGAAAAGATTGAACTGTGTCTCTTAACCATCCATGATCAAAACTAAAAAACCTGTGCACCGGTACAATATTAACTCCAGCCTTCCTATGTCTGTCTAAAGACTCTAATGAAGATTTTGTTGCAGAGTTATGATTAAGTATGTATAAATCTTCTTTAGGAATGGTCTTAGAATAGTAGTTAACCCATATATCTAAAAAAAAGTCTTCGTTTTGGACTATAGTAAAGGCGGCTAGTTGTTTCTTTGACTTTGACATTGTAAATCCTTAGAAAGAAAAACATGAACACATGCTACGCTATAATAAGCACTCCAAGGTCTGGGTCAAGCGCATTATCCGGAGTAGTACATACTTTAGGAATAAGTATGGGAGATAGGCTTTTGCCTCCTATGGAGCAAAACCCAAAAGGGTTCTACGAAGACATGGAGTTCTTAGATCACCACGCTAATATGTACGGAAATATACCTTACCTAATGGACGGGCTTGAACCAGGCACACCGTCTGCTCCAAACCCTGCTTATGCTAGCTTGATAAGAAAAAGATGTGTAAAGCCTAAGTGGGGATTAAAAGACCCTAGAATGGTGTTCCTTGTTCAAGACTTTAAAGAATACCTTATGAACTGTAAGTTAAAAATAATTAGCACATCAAGACCTATAAACTTGTCTGCAAAAAGTATGAGCAAAGTTATAAAAGTAGATTACAGAAGAGCTACTGAAATTATAGGAAGATATGAAGCTGCAAGACTTGACACACTAGCTTGGGCAGCTGAAGTTGGAATAGAAACGTTAGTGGTTCCATACAACGACCTCATTGACAACACAAAAACCACAGTTAAAAAAATAGCTGAGTTTTGCGAGATTACTGACGAAATCTATATTTCAAGGGCTACTAGCATAGTTGACGTTTCATTAAGAAACAACAAATAGTTAAGAGTTATCTTCTGAATCAACGGATAGCCCAGACCGGTACACGCCAGGAGACCACTCCTTGCAATTAAGCCTAGTGCACGGAACGCATATCCTGTTCCTGCATACATCACTAGACATAAACTGCTTGCCGCATCTGAGGCAATTTTTATAGCCACAGTTAGCTCGCTTGTTGTATCTGTTGTCAGCTTTCTTTGCAGGCTTTTTAACTACCTTTTTGGGTTTTCCCTTTTCTTCTTCTCTTTTTGACACTTGTCGCCACCTCCATGTGGCTTAGCCGTTGTTGTAGGTACCTCATCAAGATCATCCTGATCATCCAAAGAACAGTCAAGGCTAAGTAACTCATTAATAAACTTATTAGAAGACTCACGCTCAGATACAGCTTCAATGTAAGCGTCACTGGTTATGGCCGAGTATATAATATCTCTAGTAATCCGGTCTGACCCAGGAATCTCTACTCCTTCCTTGGTGGAAGCTACTGCAAACGGCTCTCTATCAGGTATTGAGCCTGCAGACTTCCACCTTTTATCAAATATAGAAATCACATCAGACATCTGGCTATAGTTGTAACTCTCTCCAGGCATAGGGTATTTTGGCAAGACATCAGGAAGTTTGTCAAACACAGGAGGTACATACACTACATAGGTTTTAAACTTAGTGTCTTTATGCATGGAGTAAGATTCCTTTCTTAATACCAACGTATGGTTATAAAAATAGACTATTGTTCATCAGCTGAATAAAACAATCCGTACTGCCTTATCAACCTTCTACGCCTAAAAGACTCATCTATCTTAAGAGACCTTAGCGGGCCATCGTAAAGCATCGATACAGGAAAGCAACAAAAATTAATAGCAGCTTTTCCAAATCTTTTAGACGCATGCAAAGACGACTTAGCTGTTTTAGAATCTTTGTGGCAGTAAGCTACCTGCTTAAGCGTAAGCTTGTAAACCCTATCTCCGTTTAATAAGTGAGAGTGAACTATAAGCATTTCGGCTATTCCAGCGACCTTGTGAGCGGCAAGAGTAGCAGCGCGCATTTTCCATCTTGGAGAAAACATACTTAAACCTTTGTCAGATATAACCTTGCTGCTAGATCCTACAGGTATGTAAGAAACTTTTTCACTGTAAAAAAAGCCATAGTCTTTATACTTATCGCTGCCCTTAGATAGGTTATTAGTCATACGCCTGTAAGCCCTGCATATAGACCTGTTCCAGCAGTATGGGCAATACCTTATCTTACTGCATCTGTAAGCTGTCTTCTTATCTTTGTCTTTAGAAAACCTAAGGTAAGAAGGAAGTGTACACTTTCTCAAAGAAAGGCATAGAAACGGATAACGCTTCTTAAGATCTTGTAGTCTTTCAAAAACCTTAAAAAAAGCTTTAGTTTTTTTACTTCTCAAGTACAGCAATTTTGACATAACGCCAGCACGGCTTTTGATGCCGTGCTGCGCTGCAGTTGCAAATAACTCTAAGTAAAAACAGCTTTTATAAAACCTAGATATGAGGCTAGCTGCCATTGTCTGCCTTCTCTTTTTAATTAAACTCAGACATGGCTTTTCCAAACATATCGTTAAACCTGCCTGTGTTGTTTGAGGCAAATTTATCAATAGATTTAGTACTAAAAGTCTCCCATTCTCCTAGTGAGACCTTATCACCTTTGGACCTAATAATGGCCGCTTTGTACAGCACCTCCTCTTTATGAGAAGAGTACTGCATAAGCATTATCTCTTTCTTTAATGGATGCTTAGATATAGATCCGTAATCTTTATAAGTCTCTTCTTTATCAGTCTCTACGCACCAGCTCTCAGCAACAAACACATATTCTTTTACAGAACCGTCTTGTATTTTAACTTTCATTGAAGCCATTACTTCGTCCTTATCACGGTCGTTAGCAAAAAACACAGGCTTAGCTTCAATCTTCTTCTTACCGTCTGATGTAAAAAATACTGGAGGATGCTCGCCATTAGCTTCCATTACTGCCTTTATCATCTTCTTGATCATAGGAATCTTTTCAAAAAGCATGCTAATTGAATCACTCATAATAAACCTCAATAAGATTTGTTAGTACTCAAAACCTACGTTGTCTTTTCGAAATAAATGAAGGTATTCTTTATTATTAATACTTCTTAAAGTATTACGAATAATAATTAAAGCCTTCATAATTACTTGACGAACGCGTTCTCTGCATATGCCTACGATGTCTCCTATATCTTGAAAAGTCATCTCAAGAATGTATCTGTATTTAACTATCAGTTTGTATCTAGCAGTTAACCTAGATGATACTAGCTCCCACATAGGAACTATTCCGCCAGCTTCTTCAATAAACCCTAAAGCCCAATTAAGTTCAGCCTCTCTGCATCGTATATTTTTAATAACAGAGTCAGAAGGCGTAGTTACTTTAACTTTTTTTCCTTTACTTTCTTTAAAACTAGACAAGTTTAAACTACGGCTTCCTAACCCATTTTTAAAGTTTACCCACTCAGAAGCCATAAGGTCAGAGTCGTATCTTACAAAATGAGCTTTTACATAATAAATACAAAAAGCAAATGCTGAATGCTTAAAGCTAAGATCACTATATCTTTTTATTTTTTTTCTTGAAGCTATAAGAAAAGTATTAAATGTTAGGGCTATAGAGCCCATATAGTCTGCTGCATGACCACCGCAATCTTTAACTAAAGTAGCCGCTAACAAAGCAACGGTTCCTTGGTGTCTGTTCCAAAAGTAGTCAAAATCGTTATGTTTGCTAGTTTTTTTGCGTAGACCAGATGAGCGCCTAACCGCCATAAATTAATCCTAGAAATGTAGTTAAATTAAATACATATGCAGAGCTCGTACTAAACAAGCTCTGCAGTAAACGACAGTAAACCGTTTACTAAAAGCGCTAGTTAAAAGAAACTACAGCGCCCTTAGGATCAGCTACTACAAACCAAGAACCTTCAACTCTGGCGTTGTTATCGCCAAGTGTCCATATGTTAACCCGCCACCTGTCGCTATAAACGTTTATAGCTTCAGACTTTATATACCCAGCAGGGTAGGTAACAAGTTTAGAAAGGTTATTAATAATAACCTTGTCTATTTGAACCTTACCTTCTTTCCTAAGCTTTGGAGACGTCTCCAACTGCTCGTCTTCTTTATTTAGATCAATAGCCATTCTACTTACCTCCAAGTAAGAGTTTGTCAGCCTAAATTTTACCACTGCAAGCTCTCACCAGCTACGAAGTTCTCACATTCTTGCATAGCTTCCCAGAACTGCTTTCTTAATTCAGACATGTAGCCTGTGAGAAGCTCTTCCTGTTCAGGAGCTTTAGGAGTTTGTATGCAACAACTAAAGAACTTACCGTTATCAGCGGTTGCTGATAAAACTATTTCATTAGCTGTATCTTTGAACACTAAGTCAATATTTGTAAGTATAGTTTTACGTAAAATATGGTCCTTAACAAAGTCAACCGGATCCTTATCATTAGAAAATCCAACTAATCCGGTTGCAATACAGGTAGCTAGTCCATCCATGGCTTTCTCCTTTAAAAGTAAAACTACTACTTTCTCAAAAACACACCTATTTTCTCTAAACATTCAATAACCCTGCCAAGACCCGTCTTAGTGACGTAATCGCTGAATTTGAGACTACTGCAGGCCCCTAGAATCAAAGCCTCAGTAGACTTTGTGACGTCAGCAAGAGTTATGTAACCTAGCCCAGTAAGAAAGTTCTTTGTCTTTTTATCAAACAAATCGCAGTCTTTAATTAATATAGCTCTCATGCTAGGAGCTGAAAGCCTTCCACTATAATGCGCAATATTCATTGAGTCCCTTAGTTCTAAATGCTTCCTAGTAATACGAGTGTGTTTTCCAAACCTACGCTTTTTAGGTTTGTTAAGCTTAGGCTCTTTAACAGCTGGAAGGCTCAAACTACACCCGTCGCGTTGTACATCTAGCAAGTTTAGCTCTTCAAAGTTATCGCTAAAGTCATCTCTAAATTCATTTGGACTAACCACCTTACCTAATTTAAACCTAGCTTTGTTACTAGGGCTAAGTACTATGTTTAAGTTAACCTTATCACCAATACTGTTTAAAAGTTCGGTGAGTTGATCCATGTCCAAGTTCAGTCTTAGGTCTTTTATCATGTTAAAATCCTTAATGAGGTTTTGTTTTGTACAGTAGTTTGTACACGTTCCACTTAATTCACTATATTCTAAAGAATATAGTATTATGTATTTAACTCTAATTCATTTGGAAACTGGTCAGCTTCTTCTCCATCGGAAAACCAAGGTGAAAATGGTCCCAAAGGTTTAATATTAAACAATTCAGCATTTCTCCATATTTTTACAAAGTTACTGCTCTCAAACATATCTCTCATAAAGTAGCCTTCTACGTAATCAAAACTTAAAAAGTCAAAATCATCAGGATTAAGACCTTTTTCAGTTAACTGTGCTTTAGCCCTATCTATTGCGTATTCATGGTGCTTACCTAAAGCTACTTGAAACTTTGAACACGACATTTTTACAAAGTGAGGTATTTTTGAATGTTGTGACCTTACAGCTTCACTCCTATCCTTATGATTTTTTAAAACTACACATCTTACACAAGCCATGGTTTAGTCCTTTAAAAAGTATAATACTATATTCTTTAGAATATAGTGAATTAAGTGGAACGTGTACAAACTACTGTACAAAGTATTTATACAGTTACACTTTTAAACTAAGTTTAGTTATTCATACTCTTCGTCTTCGTCTTCTTCATCGTCCTCGTCTTCACCGTTTAACTCGGCGAGCTCAATCATAAGTGCCTCTAGCTCTACAAAGGTAAGACCATTGCATTCGATCTCTAATCCTTTTTCAGCATAAAACGCCATTTCTGAATTAGCTGAGGCTCCTTCGCAATCGTCTATCATTGTTGCCATTTTTGCTTCAATGTATTCAGCTCTTAACTGCTCGATTTCTTTTTTGTCTTTCATAACTTGCCTTTCATTTTGTTGTTAAAACTTAATTTTATCTAAATTTTAAACTCTTTATGTTAAAAGACTTATGAGTTTAAATGAGCTATTTTTATTCTTGTATATTTGACAAACCTATTAACATTTGTAAACTTTCATCTCCGGCAACAGGGCCGGTTAGATTTAACAGGAGGTTAGTATGTTTCAATTCGTAGTGGCTGCAAGTATCGCTCTAGGTTCCGAGTCAGTAGACGGAGTCTTTGCAAAAAGACAGTCTTCTTGCTCAGGTGGCTCTTGTTCTGTAGCTAGTAGCCCAGTTGTAGAAGCCAGGAAGGTAGAGGCTGTTAAACCAGCAGCCACTGTTAAGGAATCGACACCGGCCTGTAAAGCTTCCTCTTGTGGTAAAAACACAAGAAAGCTGTTTAGTAGATCAAGAGCTAAGTGCTCCTAAGTCGGGTTTGGGTTGTATGCACGGGCGCCTGTTAAAGGGTGCCCGTGTGTATTTACTAAACCGATGCAACGGCAGGAACTGGAGATTTTCCTAACGCCTTAGATGCTTTTAAAGTCTCATCTGAGTTGATAATACTTAGATACAGCCCGTCACCAAAGCTTGTTCCGTACTTTATAAGGTTGTGACCATATATGCTTATATCTACTGAGTTTCCATTTTCAGTAGATCTAAACAAATCTAAGTATTCTTTAGTTTTAACAATTGGAACTCCGTTTACGTCATATCCTACAAAAGGAACTGTTATGTCTCCATTTTGTTCATAAAGATACTTATGATTTTTAGCTTCAGCTGCTGCTATAGCCTTATTATTGTTACTGTCTCCATACTGTTTGTCATATGGGTTTAGATGGCTGTACGATAGGCAGCTTCCCTTAAAAGTAAACCTATGTCTTATTGTTGGTGAAAAAGAACAAGCTGGCCTGTCATTAAAGTACTTTATTCTTTTTACCAAAGACTTAGATATTGGGCAGGTTGCTGGAATAACTATATTAACAAGCGCACCTGCAGTAGCCTCTATAATGTACTTAGACAGCCTATATCTTGTGTATGTGTCGTAAGTTAACGTAGACCCAATAGGATTACAAGGAAGCAGTATTACCTTAGCTAAGTTGTAAATTGCATCTTCAGACATAGCGGTGTGCTTTCTAAAGAATCCACAAACTAGATCTAAGCTATTAGCATCATCGAGCTTAGCTCTTTCAGGTATATCAGAAATATTACCTGGTACTAAGTTCTCAATATCTTCTACAGCTTCAAGTATAGGATTGATATCTTCGTATTTAACAGGAATACCTTGCGCTAGCTTAATCATAAACCGCCTGCCACTAGCTTCTGATATTTTAAAGTAATGCTCTCTAAACTTATCAGTCTGTCTATGTCTGTCAGCGTACTGGTAATCTTTGTACGTCATGTAGGAGTTAGGCTGTACTTTAAGAATAGGAGCAATAAGTGTGGTAGTTACAAATCCTTTTAAGCCTTCGCTTAAGCCTGCATCTGCCACTCCTGATGTATCTACAGATTCCATAAAAACAGGTACAGATGTTTCTGCACTGTATTTTCTTATTACGTCTAGGTTTCTTAAGTTTATAGTGCTTGGTGATATTACGTCAGGGCTGAACATAGTATCATTATTTTGGCAAGCTCTTGACGCGCCTTTTATACGTATACCGCTTTTGCTTACGCTTATAATCTCGTTAATAGTGTCTTCTGAGTAAGGCACACTGCCTTGCTCTACAGCAAGAACCGTATCAAAGTTTGGAGATGTGTTGTGATACGATCCAGGCATAGCATTGTCTTTATCTTCCATGATTTTATTCATGTGCTTCATAAAAGATATAACTTTCTTTATACGTTCAGCCACATGTTTAGTTCTTACTAGTCTACTTGCTCCTTTATCATAAAGAGCCTGAGGTATGTTTGATAAATTATTATGTATGGTCAACGACGTAGTGCTAACTGGCAGCATCTTAGGAGTTGGAGAAGGGTTTAGCCTTCTATACTGTTTAATAATTATAAACATAGCTTCTGCTAATATTTCAGGAGTTACCTTTGTAAGGTTTGTAAGTATTGTATTAAAGTCGTAGTCATCAATATCTGCTTGAATATCGTCATGATTTCCTTTTAAATCTAATATTGTAGACGTTATTAGTTTTGGATATTGTATTCTTATTAAAGCTGCAAGTAGATTTGCGTCTTTAAACTCTAAGTCTGGCACACTAAATGACGAATAGTTTGAAGACACAGGAGTGTCTCTAGCTTCATCGTATAGAAAAGGAACTAGGTCTTTCTCAAGACCTGAGTTTACAGCGTCTAAGATAAGCTCTTGCATACGTTCTTGTGGAAGGCTTAGAGTGTATGATCTATCAATAGGAGCCAGCGCTGCCGCTGCTCTTTTAGCTTCCATAATAATAAATGCAGCTTCTTTTGTACAACTTCGCACTGTTAAGTAGACAGGAAACGGCATGCTAACTATTTCTCTAGCATCATCTTCATTTATTTTAAAGTATGATCCAAAGCTCAAACTTAAATATCTTGAGTTATCGTCTGTAACTTCTTCTGGCTTTAGGTGCACTAGCTTATTCAAAAGCTCTAAAGCGCCTTTGTCAACTTTAGTTATTGCTTCAAAATGATAATCAGGATTAGGTAGCTTACCGTATTTTCTAGCTGTTTTCTTATCTAAGTGTTGGACTAGATGTTCTCTGGTTTTCATTGTTACTGCTCTCCTTTAAATTTAGCCAACATTTCTTTATTAAGTTCTTCCATACGGTTTATCATTGATTGCTCGTTACCATCGTTGCCTCTGAGGCAGATAGTCCACGTGTACCCTTTGGTATTTTTTGTAAGCTCGACTTTCGAGGGGTACTCAACTGTCGGATTGTTCGACAGTTGAGTTTGCTTGTATAGGACGTCTCCATTCATATTGCTCATTTATTGCTCCTTTGATTTTTGTTTGTTTAACTTATCTTTATTTTGTGCAAACCATGCTTTCCACATGGTCTGGCTGGCACAAGCTCCAGCCATTGTTTTATCACCAGGGATTGGGCCAAAATCTACTGACCCTGACTTTTTATTATTGTTTAATAATACAGCCAAGACTATCAAGCTTTCCCTGCTTGCCTGTCTAACTAGTTCGCTATCATCAGCTACTGCCTCTATTAGCTCTTCTAGGTATTCATCTTTAAACTTTCTAGCAAGTATGCAGCCAGCTGACTTAACTCTAAAGTCAGCAGACTTCATAGCTAGCTCTACCATAGGCTTAGAATTAGACTTATCTATAGATGCTACCTGCATCTGCATGTATCTTATGTCAACCACCGTCAACTTTTTATCAGCCCAACTGGCTGATGATGCTGAGCTGCCTCAGCCTGCACTGCTTGGTTTTGCAGATACAAACAATACAACTACGCTAGCTAGTATCAGTCTAGTCAACATAACAATACCCTCCAATGAGTCAGGCGGCCTTTGAGGGCCGCCTGATTCTAGTTAATGGTTTTACCTTTACTTTAGGTCTACGTTTAGTTTTTACTTTTGGCACGGTTATCCTCCCATAGCTCGTCATTAAACAGCTCGTCTCCTGTAGCTGCGTATTTACTAAGATGCAGTTCTGTTAGCTCTTTGCCAACTAAGCAGCTACCTACATAGTCCAAGCCTTCTTCTTTTTCTTTGGTTTTGTATATAAAGCACTCTACCCAGTACTTAGGGTCAGGAACTTTCATTCCAAGTCTTTTGAGCTCGTCACTTACCTTTGCCCCGCAGTTTCTGAAGCTAACAATTTTCATAAACCACTTTAGCTTAGAAGACTCCACTAGGACTAGCTTGTGATAAGTTCCAGTTGGAATGCTTTTTAGTATGTTACCTATAAGCATGTTGGGTATAGTGGTTTCCACTTCGTACTTAGCTTCTTTAAAAGCTTCGTCAGTGGAGACGTCTCCATCGCCTGCATACTCTAGAACGTTGTCGCACTCGTCATTAGCAACGTCTATCGATTTGTATATTGGCCTGTGAAAGGCCTGTAGCATTCTCAAAGCTTCTTCTTGTGATTCAGGAGCGCCGTCTTCAGCGGCTGCAACTTCTCCATTTTCTAATCTATGAATAGCTAGCTTATTTCCTTTATCACCAGGCTTACCTCCTCTATCAGATTCATAATATTCTACTACTACGTACTGTGGCTCGTTCATTGTATCTCCTTTGGTTGGTGTTAAAACTGGTAGTTTATCGTTTAAGGTCGTTTCTCTGCTTTAGTATTTCTTTCTTTAGCTCTTTTCTATCTAAATCATTTTTAATTATTTCAGCTTTTGTTTTATCTAATACTTCCTTGATATGTGCGTATTTTGGATCATGAATCATTCTAAGAAAGCTTTGATAGTCTGGGCACTCTATTGCTTTTCTATCCTTTCTTATGATTTCCATTATCATATCTAGAACTTTTAAGCTGTTTGAAGCAGCTTTCGCTACTATTTCATCCTTGTATGGGTCTTCCATGTAAGTCTCCTCTTGTTTACAAGAACCAATCAGGCTTACTTCTGTGCTTCCAAGAAGCCAAGTGGCTTTTACCTTTAACATAGTACAGCCTGTAAGCCGTTATAGCGCACTCCCCTTTGTACTCTATGGGCATAGCTTGAGCAAAGCTAGTCAACGAACCTGGAGGTATGCTACTATGCTTCTCATAGCAGCTACGTATTACTTTCTCTGAAGCATGCTCTCTTCCGTACCTATAAGTGTATTCAGCGCATAACTCTATACCCAGCCTGCACAGCCACTCGAAGTTACTTCTAGTTGCTGCAGCCCACAAGGTGCATGGATGCTTAACGTGAGCTGGCTTGTATGCCACGTCATTGCAGCCGTTTATTATTAAAGCTGTGCACAGCATCTGTGCTGACTCTAAAGGCATCTTTACAACGTGTCTATCTACGTGCCACTCGGCTGCTTCCTTGACATTCTCAGATAACACGAAGATGTTCATGTTTATTCTTCTGTTCGTGTAACAGTTACGCCTTCAGAGGCGCTATCAACTGCAAACTGAAGGTTTGAAAACATATCATCCCATAAGCTAGTAGCGTTGTCGTCTATGTCCTTAGCTACTTCGCCCCAAGCGTCGTCATCCTTGACTTCAAAGAGATCTGCGGTCCAAACTCCTACAATTATGTGCTTCTTTCCTTGGGTTTTTAACTCTTGCATAAATTCTATTGCTTCGTCGACTGTCATTTTTGTTTCTCTACCTTTATGTTTAATTGTTTTCCGATCTCAAGAACTTTTTGAAACATATCAGCTTGAGCTTCTTCTCCGTAAGAGTCGGTTGGCATTGAGTCTATTAGTATTAACTTGTCTCCTTGTTTTACAAAGGTTTGACCAGTCATAGGAATAACCCAAGAGCCACCTTCTTTTAGCATAGCTATGACGTTACGAGTCCACTCTATGTCTGAAGGCCTAGGGTTCCATGTCATTGTAGACCACCTCCTATACGCCCCCATACAGCAGCGGCTACAGATAGGACCTCTATGGTTTTATCAACCACGTAATGCGTTCTGTCGTCTGGGCATTCGTGTATTACACGAAATGTAAATTTGTATGTATCTAGTGCTATGCACTCCAGCTTTACTGCCTCAAGCTCAAGGTTTAATTCACCAGTATTAGGTATGCCTGTATGACGGCATGCTCCCTTTAAGAACAGGGTGAGAAGCTGCTCGAACGGCATTCTGTTTAGTGTATTTGTTAAATAAGACGAGACCCGAGCAGGAACTTCTATGCTATTACTCATCGTCACCCTCCTTTATAGGTTTAAAATTTCCAACCTTGTTGACGTGTTTATCCAGGCATTTTGCGCAGAGCCTGTCTGCGTACGACGCTAAGTGATGAAACTTCTTAACTACCCTGTTGCACTTAGGGCATTTACATTTACTTTTTTTATCTATCATGTTTAGCCTTGTTAAAAGTTAGATGTTTGGGATGCCCGCAGAACCTATCTACGGGCTGCCCTTATCTCACCAAGGGCTCCCAAACCAACATGAAGGTCTCGGTAAACCCTTCATGTTATTCCTTATCGCCAGGCCTTAACCAAGCTAATCTTTGTGATCCATTGACCATAGCTCTCATATCTTTAAGGTCAGGGTGCTTCATAACCTCTGTAGTCTTATAAGCTACAGAAATACAAAAGTCTGTGATCTCTATTGGATCGTTACCAAGTGGAAGTCGCCTGTTACACATGGCTACCATGCGTGCTAGAGCTCCCATTAAATCGTCGTAGTCGTATCTATTGTAAATGTACTTACCGTCTTTTTTTGTTTTAATCTTATCAGCGTCTATATGTAACTCTTTCCTAACTATTTTTCCGTGTTTGTTACCTTCTATTTCTACTATGTCTCTGCCAAACTTTAGGTAAAGAGGATTACCTGAGATTGGCACTTTTGTTTTCTTGACTGTTTTAACTATTTTGCTTTTAGCTTTTACTTTACTTTTAGCTTTTACTGATTTGCTTTTCATGGTTTTTCCTTTAATGTTTTACTTTTGTTAGTAGTTATAATGCTGGTCTTCTCCAAGCATCTTTATTTGATGATGCTCCATAGCTTTGTCTCATATTAACCTCTCCATTTAGCTCGTATGTAATATCTATACTAAACTTCTTTATTGCTAAATTACCTTTGGTTATATCTTCTTTAAGTTCAACGTAGTTTACTAAAGCTATCATTAAATCGTCTAAGTCACTTTTTTCAAGAACGTATACTGTTTTTGTTTTAAGTATTGATGCATTGTCAACTGTAATTGTTTTAACATTGTTACTAGAGGTATTTTCGTTAGTAGCTTTAACTGATTTACTTTTCATGATGTGCTCCTTTTAAGTAACTGTAGATACGAAAAAAGCCGTGACTCAACGAGAGCCACGGCGCATGTCCTAATCGTTACCCGCCTAAGATTTCGATCAGGGCTTATCAATAGACTTGCAACGAGAACACATTATGCGGTCTGGCACGTCCTTTAGTTTGACTACACTTGTATCATTCACAAAGGAATGCTTACAAGACGGTATGACTAAGTATTTGTTAAACTTGAGTAGTTCAACACCGACTATTTTGACACTTTTCAAGCCTCACTTCCTTACCGGACTAGGCTTGCAAGGTCGTAGGCTCTTACAAGCCTGTCCGGTATCTTGAATTTTCTTTCATACAACTCTCGTACCCTTTCACAGAAGTCTTCGTTAAATTTGCTTAGTGGCATGGCCCTTGGTTGTACCTTAAATATTCTAGAGGCCATCCTTCTGCTACTAAGTAGTATAACCCTTTCCGCCTTTAATTGCCTGCTTTTTTTCATATTAAACTTTGCCTTTCATAGCTTCTAGTTGGGCTTCTGAGTTATTTAGCTCTTTCTTAAGTTTAGTTATTTGCGAAGCTAAATCGCTAGCAAGTTTATCCATCCCTGCCAATATACCGGCCATTACATCGGACTGGTGTCTTACTAGCTTGGCTGTTTGTATCATCAAGCTATAAAGCTCATCAGGCCTATTTACTGACCCGCGTCTTCCTATCATTATTCCGTAAGGAAATAGTTCCTGCCCTACTGACCAGTCTATTACTAAAGCTACAGATCTAACTTCAGGAATGTTTTCAAGCACTTCATTTATAACTTCAGTAAACCTATCAGTAGCTTCTTCGTGTCTAAGCTTTACTGTTTTTACTGCTTCCGACTGTTTAATCATTATCTCTTCGCTCATTACGTCTCCTAAGCTCTAGTTCTAATTCATGCTCAATAGCTCTACTTGCCAACCACACAGGCAGTAACAGTATAAAGCTGAGGCCATTAAAGCAACATAAAACTGTAATCCAAAATGATACGTGGTATCCAAGACAAAATCGGCAAGATAAAAGTTCTCCAGCCAATGATGTGTATGCTGATTTAGATTCTCTCCAAGCTTCAGCGTGAGCTCTAGCTGTAGAGAATATAGTGCCATCAAACCAAGCATCTAAAGTTCCTTTGCTTGCTAATGCAACTATTAAAGTTGTTATAATTGCTTCTATCAATCTAGCCTCCTTGCTATATAGAGTAATTATCAAGTCTAGAATACCCAAATAAGTGAGACATATTATCTATTTCTTCTACTACTTTTGGCCACTTTTCAAAGTCGTTTCTTTTTAATTTTGCATGCTTTCTTGAATTTACTTTTGTAGGTTTAGGTAGTTTGTTTATTGCTAATGCGCTTGTAAGCAAGTAGTAACCTTCGCTGCTGCTTGACCTAAGGTCCTCAACTCTATAAAACTTGTCAGTTAGCTGCATACACAGCTTGTTCCAATTTATCCAAAACATAGCTGCCCTTAGAGCGCTATTTTTTATTTCTAATAAACCAGCTGATTCTTTTGACACAGCTTTCCATAAAGACATTTTGTGAGTGGTTAGGCTAGATATAGCCGACCAGGGCTCTCTAACTTGATGAAGCACAGTAGGGTTTAAAGGCTGCCATATGTTTTTGAGCCTACTCATTAGCATAGGCCAACCTATTCCTCCGTCTTCCTGTAAAACTTCATGACCTATTTTGAACCCAGCAGCTTTTAGTTGTGAGTGTACAGCGGACGTTCCACTTCTTCCACATCCTACTATTACAAGCTTCATGCTTGGACTTCCTTGATTAGTAAAATAACAGACCGATCCTTTATTGCTGGAATCGGTCTGTCCTCCTTAATACCTGTTCTTAGATCTCCTCTTACGATGATAGCCGCTACCGTTATATCGACCTTTTGTTAGTCTTATATAGGAGCTGTCAAGATGGCGAGTAAACTTCCCTGGCGCCCAGAAAGGCTTACCCTCATTGATATTACTATCGGTTCGTAAAAATATGTAACAAAGAACAAAGCTAAAACAAATAGGAATCATAGACTTTAGAGCAGCTGCAGCTACTAGGCCGCCAGCTATTACCCAAAAGCTTATTGTTACCTTATCGTCTTCAGGAGTGTACAATCTATAGCTCATTATTATTATAGAGTTCCATAGGGCCATTCACGTGATATACCTCTATCAGGAGGCGGCGACCCTTCATTAGGTCGATTGTGCTCTATATCGTAAGGAGGCTTAAGTGGATAATTCATGGAAGCTAAGTTTCCAAGTGCCAGTCTACTAGCTGGCAGTCTTTGGGTTGAAATCAATCCTGAACGCTCTAAAAACCTCTTAGGTGAACGGTTTGCCATTGAAACTTTACCTCTTTTTTTAAAGTAAGTGTATGTACCTAACGGGCTTACAAGGCTAGAATCCAGCGAAGGCTAAGACCATCAATAGAGCTATAAGACAGGCTAGGCCTATCGGCTCCATTGAATCAGCCATGCTGTATCCGTCAGAACCATACTCGTCCTCTACCCTCTCAGAGATTCTGTATAACATGATTAGTACTCCAAACCCAACAGATAAAGCCTCTAAAAGCCAAAAGAGCCTAGACGAAGTAGTAGCCAGAATAAAACAGGGAGGTATTCCCAACCTATCCTGTATTCTACCAGCAATACTCAATCTCGATGGTAAACCTTACAGCTTAGAAAAGCACTATCAATTTGAGTCACTCTTCAATGTTTATATGCCTAGGCGCACCATATTGAAGACTGGGCGTCAGGTTGGTAAAAGCACGGTTATCTCGGCGCATGGAGTTATAACTTGTGCCACTATACCTTACTTTAGAAACCTTTATATTACTCCTTTGTTTGAACAGGTGCGCCGCCTATCCAGTAACTACGTTCGCCCTTTTATAGAGCAGTCTCCGGTTAAATCAGTATTGATAGGCCCAGAGACAGAGAACAGCGTTTTGCAGCGAAGCTTTCGCAACAACAGCATGATGCAGTTCTCGTTTGCCTTACTCGACGCCGACCGAGTGCGTGGTATTCGTGCTGATCAAGTGGTTATTGACGAAGTTCAGGATATGGATGGTGACCATATACCAGTTATCCGTGAAACCATGTCAGCTAGCGAATGGGGTACTATGAAGTTAGCTGGAACCCCTAAGACACTTGATAACACCATTGAAAGAGAATGGCTGTCATCTTCACAGGCTGAGTGGTGTATAACCTGTAGCGCCTGCAAGTATCTAAATGTTTCATCTGTTAACCATGACCTTATTGCCATGATTGGCCCGGTTAGGGCTGACATATGCGAAGAGCGTCCCGGCACAGTCTGTGCTAAATGCTTCGCTATTATTCATCCTAGAAATGGAAGATGGATTCACAAACACCCTGAAAGAAGGTTAAACTACGCTGGTTATCATATTCCGCAACCAATTATGCATATTCACTACTCACGACCTGATAAGTGGGCTGAGTTGAATGCAAAGAGAGAAGGGATGGGAAACTATACGCATGAGAAGTTCTTAAACGAAGTACTAGGTGAAAGCTCTGGAGCAGGCTTACAGCTTGTGTCCATGCTTGAACTACAAGCAGCTTCAAATCCAGACCTTAAAAACAACCCTAGAGACCCATCAACTAATTGCAAAGACGACATGCTTAAAAAGTATGCACATCGAGTACTAGCAGTTGACTGGGGTGGCGGCGGTGAGAAGGGCGTAAGCTTGACCGTTCTTGCTGTAATGGGAATAACAGCTACTGGACTAATAGAGGTTATATGGGCTAAGCGTCTGCTTACACCTCATGATCACATGGCTGAAGCTGCAGAGTGCCTAAAGATCTACAGAATGTACAAATGCGAGTTTATAACTCATGACTTCTCAGGAGCAGGTGTAGTCAGAGAAACAGTTCTTGTTCAGTCGGGTATATCGCCGTCTAGTCTTCTTCCGGTGCAGTACGTTAGGGCCGCTAGCAAAGGTATGTTTACATACGTTCCGGCTTCTCCAACTCACCCTAGGCCTTACTACAGAGCTGATAAAACTAGAAGCCTGCTTACTACGTGCTCTGCTATTAGAACTAAGAAGATAAGATTTTTTGCTTACGATTACGTTAGCTCTGAAGACCCTGGCCTTATTCAAGACTTTTTAGCCTTAATCGAGAACAAGACAACTACAGCTGCTGGATCTGATATTTACACTATTCAGAGAAACCCAGCCATGTCTGATGACTTTGCCCAGTCAGTCAACATTGGAGCTTTGTGTTTATGGCACATGACAGGAAGGTGGCCTGACTTTAAGACGGACAAGTACTCTGTTACTAGAGAGCAGTCTATGGAATCAGGAATGTCAGGCTGGAACACCTAAAGCTTGGTAGACCACTCATCCCAGATAATTGGGTCTATCACCCAGCAAGGTATTCTTGTGTCTGGATTGTTAGCGTAGTCTAGTATTGTTTTTGTAGCTAACAGTGCTTGAGCTAGCCTGCTTGGTTCAAGTAGAGGTACGTTGTGAGCTTTACATGCATTAAATAGCTCTCTGCACTCTACCCACATAGATTCTCCAAACTTAACCACTCTTGTTGACTTACGCTTACATGACTTTTCAAAGTAACCCATATTGCTAAATTTACCACACAGAGCAGTGAACGAGTTTGTTATCGACTTGTTTAGGCTGTTTGACAGGTCTGAATCTATCATGGTAGCTCCCATGATTAAACCGCTAGTGGCTATCTTGTTTGCGTTGCACCACTCTTCTAAAGCATTAACTGTTTTGTGTATTAAATCGAACCCTGCCGTCTTGTAACCGCTTTTTGCCATCCAAGATAGAAAGCTTAGCGCAAGCTTGTTTAAAGCTGATTCAGTGTCTCTGGTTATCTCTACGGCGCTTGGCTTTAGGTATACCCATCTAGATATGGTCCTGCAACCAAGTAGGGCCATGTAGTCCATTGGAATTATGCAGTTTCTAGCCCCTGAAGCTTTTTCTACTCCAAGCCTTTGAATAGGAGCGTCTGGTTTATCTGGAGCTATTACTACAGGTAATGTGCTTTTAGTCTCGTCAGATAATGTAGTAGATATGACTGACTTGGTGAATACTGGTCCTGTAAGTTTATTCGTATAGCATCCAAGTTTATTTCCAATAAATTTAATATCTTCAAAAGATTCTGGGTCTACCCCTATTCCTACCGTAGCTAAGCCTATCTTGCTGGCTATTGCGTTAGCCATGCAAGGTATTATTACAGCCCATACTAGAGCAGACTTCTCGTCTGACAGGGCTCCTTTTTCAAATGCTGTCATAGGCTCGTTAATAAAGCATTCAGTTCCGTTAAGCTTTCTATAGGTGTTTATGTCTATTACTTCACCTTTTGAGTTTATTTCAAACTTGCAGAAGTTGTATTCTATGTCTTGCCTCTCTGCTGCTACAGCGGTAAGTACTTCTCTATCAGGAGGTTTAGAAAGCAGAGCTATCTTTGCTGCGACTTTAGCGTACCCATTGTTACATACTGGCAGTTGCATATCGTTTTTAATACAGAATGCCTTAATCCACTTTGAGAATGCCTGGTCTATAGCAGTCATGTTAGTTTTAAACGGAGCTTCTAAGCCTCCACATTTTATTCTTCCTGTGTAGTAGTTCTTAGAACCTTCTATGGCTATCTTGTCTATTTTAAGAATAGCATCGCACATTAGCTTTTCTTTGCAGTATATTCCGTCTGGTCTTTCTTCGTAACTAACTCCGTTGTAAGTTACTCTTGCCCAACCTACATCCAGTGGAGACGTCTCCACTTTCTTTTTAACAACGCCAGCTGCATGTACTTTAGCTATCCACTTTGAGGGTCCCATCCATCCAGCCTCCCAAGACCCTGGGTTTTGAGCTATTCTTATCGCAGAGCTTGACGCTGACAGTGTTTCAGCTTTTTCACCTACTACTGTAATAATTTTGTTTTCAGAGCTTAGCGCTCTCCATGCATCCGACAGCCTTGCTTCGTCTTCAGGTATGGCTAGTATAGGTGGAAAACTGTTGTGCCTGTCTACATAGTCTAAGGCGAGTCTTACAGTGTCTACCATGTCTCCGCTTACAACTATGTTAGTATGGTTTGATCTTAATGCTTCTTCAAGGAATAGCATTCCGCACTCATTGTCGTGTGGTCCCCACAGCTTATAAGAGATGTGCCTGCACACTACTCTTAGTTCTGGACTAGCAAGGTTTCCTATTAGTACAAGCGTCTTTATTCTTCCTGGCATGTCAAAGGCTGGTATTACGCATACCTCGTCCCATCCTTCTCCTGTAAATGTTCGGTTGTTTCCTAGGTTTACGTGGTCATGCCCGTTGTTTGACATAGTAAGGGCTTTATCTACGTCTAGCTTATTGCAAAACCCTACAAGAGTGCTTCCTAGCGTTTCCCAGTTATGACCTATTTTTAGCCCCATCTTAGCTGCTATGACCCTGTGGTCTGGTAGCATATTCTTGCTGTTTTCTTTACACCTTTCCCATAACTCAAGTACTTTGGCTCTCATGCCTATTGTTCGTATTAAGAGGTCTTGTACCTTTTTACCGTAATTAGCTGGCGAGTCATCTATATCCCCGCTAGCTACTAGCGCTGCAATGGCTTCACTAACAGTTATTTTAAGCTTTCCAGCCATAAGCTCTATCATGTCTCCAGACTTATGGCATGATTTGCAGTAAAACCATTGTCCTGTTGTGGAGTAATCGTCATATATGGTAAGATTGCTTGGGCAGAAAGCGCAAGGTATTTCAATTGGTAGCGCGCTGCTACTAGGTTTGATGTTTAGAATAGACATCACCTTGTTCCAACTAACACCGGCATGGAAGTTTAAACTAATCGGAGTATTTGCCATGATCTTAGACCAATCTAATGATGGAGCTGGAGTAGGGTTGCATAGTATGACTAAGCTTTACGAAGTTCCTGAGTTTGTTAAGTCAGCTTCTACGTCGGACATTACAGGACAAGGAGGCAACCTAGCTCCTAACGTTTATGGCGACACTAGAACTTTAAAGTTCCCATGCCACAGCTCGCCTGCAACATACGTTTCAATGTCTTACTTTTTAGACCAAGAACAGTCTCTTGGCAAGGTGGCTTCTGTAATCAAGTCACGAATACTTAAAGCTGCTGACTACTTTGGAATCCGAGCAGACGTCGACAGCCTTGTAGAAAAGCACGCAGCCCTCAGAGCACATTCTGAGAACGACTTGTCTGACTCTGACTTCGCTATGGTAGTTAACTTTGAAGACGGTAACAAGTCTAGAAGCTACCCTTTGCGTAACTCTGGCGAAGTTAAAGCTGCAGCCGATTGGATTGAAAAGTTTGCTGGAGACATAAACTTTCATGACAGAAAGATTATATCTAGCAAGATATTAGACAAAGCTTCAGAGTACGGAGTCAAGTTGGACAACGATGATACTTTGAATAAGTTAGCGGCTAATGGCTTAGTTTCTAGAACTAAAGCAGCCAGCATGTTATTTGACAGAGCTAAGGCTCTTAAGACATTAAAGAAAGACTCTGATATACAAACTATGCTAGCAAAGACAGCTCAGCATGTATTAGAATCAACTGATGCTGACTTAGATAAAGCAGCTTCAATTATAGAATCTGTAGATAAAGAGTATAAGCTTAAGTCCCTAGGTTCTTATTCCGACCTGTATTCGTTGTCTATTAAGAAAGCTTCAGAAGCTTTAGACAGCCATGTTCAGCTTACTAACGGATCTGTATATAAAAAGGCCGCACTTGAATCTATAGCTCTAGATGAGTTAAGGGGCGTTTTCGGTGAAGAATTCACTGATAGGGTTTCAAGCGGCGGCCTCTTGGTGGACTCTGAGAAACTAGCAGAAGAGCTTACAACCCTTCCTAGGAAGGATGCAGGCTTATTTGATAAGCTTGTAGACAGCCTTGGTGTAAAGACTGCCTACAAGAAAGCATCTTTCGATGTCGTAAGAGTCGAAGACTTTATTCGGTAGAATCAGCAAGCTGATTCAAGAACCTAGATAGATAGCCTATACTGGACTTAACATCACTGATGATGATGTTATTACCAGGGCCATACATCTTGTCTCCCAGCGCAGCAGGATAAGCGTTAGCTACTCCGATTGCGTATGTCTCGACACCAAATCTAGCTCTGGCGTCTTTCCTACACATATTAACATGCTCATGAGCAGAGTCGCCTCCGTAATTAGAGCCGTTAGGTTGACCGTCAGAGATGACGATCATAACCTTACGTTTGTAATCAGGCCTTGACTCCTGCAAGTGCTTAGCTGCATGCCACACAGAATAACCATCAAGGTTATTACCGTGACCACACATCTTTAGGATGTTATCAAGTGGTACGCTAGCATCTAGCTCATCGTATATGAGACGCATGTTCATCTCGTCAGAAGAACATACGCCCATATTATGCGCTTCACGAGATGACTCTTGAGCGCTGAAGCCTACTACAGTTAGGTCTACGTCTTTGATACCTTTACACAGCTTGGCAAGAATATAGGCAACCTCTGCGGCTTCCCTTATCCTTGACGAGTTGTTTCCGGTCTCGTTCTTCATAGAACCAGATTGATCTACAAGAAGGCAGATTGCTATCTTATCTGAGTCACAGTGACTTCTACGGTAAAACACTGTGTCTAAGTCCATACCTATCTTGTACAGGCTGTTTGAGTGCAGCCTACCAGAGTTGTATCCAAATATCTTTTTGGATGCTTCCTTAGACTTGAAGCTAAACGAGTCTCTAAGCCTTTCTGTAAACGCTTCTATCATTTGCATTCTAGTAGCGTCAAAGTACTTGGCGTTCTCGTTCTTGCTATCAGGAGGAACCCACACAGCCTTGATTGACAGACCTCCACCTCCGATACCACAAACTATTGGAACCCCTGGAGGAGAGATAGTGTCTTTCAACTCTGACGTTTTATCACCAGATATTGCATCTATTGAAGAAGCATCGAAACAGCTAGAGTTGCCCACTTTGGCTAGACCGAATAGACTCTCGTCTATTCCTGAGAACTTATCAGCACCTTTCTTTGGCAGAACAGGAGCTGGCTTTGAGGCTTCTTCTATTAACCCTTCTTTGCTTAGTATGTTGACCATATCTTCAGATGGGTCAGTCTCCTCTTCTTCTTCAGGAGCTCCGTCGTATAGCTTTCTAAAAAGCTTAACTACCTCCTCTGCTAAGTACCACCTATCCTTAGGAGTTCTAACGCTAGCTAGACCTTCAGCTATCGCCATTTTACCTTCGTTGTAAACGGCTGGGATTTTAATAGGGTCGTGACTGTGATAGAGGTTCCACGCTAGGCCTTTAACAAACGCCTTACTAGACGTTTTGCTTTCAGGGCTAGAACCATCGTGGCTCTTTAGCAGTTGCTTAATAACCTTTGAGGTTACTACGCTACTGGCTATCGAGTAGTTATCGAAGTATGGTTTGAAGCCTCTCCAATCATTAATAATATCACCGCGAGCTATGGCAAACTCAATAGCCGACCATACTGCTTTGACATCCATATCATCGCTTCGAGTAAACTCTTGATAAGTATCGCTGTCTATCTGCCTTTTGAGTTGAGCTGCCATCATAACTTGGCCGCACAAACTGTCTACAACGTCATCTTCTGTAACGCCGCCGTCTGCTTTGACTAAGTCGTCAGGGCTTATGTAAATAGTATTGTCACTGATTGTGTTAACATCAGTACCGTCACTAAACTTAACTGAGAGCTTCCTCTCGTTTTCGTCACCTGAGTTCAGAATGACGTTAGCCGAACGGCCTATAGCGCGCAGGCCATCCTCGCACACTTTCTTAGCTTTATCCTGAGGGCTCTGAACTAAAGCCGTCGACGTGTAGCTTGTATACGAACTGTAGTCATACCCACCATACAAATCGTCGTTCCACGACTTCCAGTAGCTTTTGCTACCATATCCAGCCCTGTATGCTGGATCATTGAACCATTCTTTGAATCCCATGATGATACCTCCAAGGACGGCGATATAAACCGCCGTCCTGCCTTAATTAAAACCTAGGGTTAGAAGCTTGACACAAGATCGCTAGCTGTAGTAGCTTTAGCCGTATCGCCATCGATAGAGCCAAACTTGCCTTTGAGCATTTCTAACACTTGGGCACGTTCGCTATCGGCACCAGTGCCTGCGCTAAAGTGATTGATTAGCGAAAACCTTAGAGTCTTCACGCCACCACGTGTAAACTTCTTAGCTGCATTTAACAGCTCGCGAGTTGACACAGTATGGGTGAAGACACTGTCGATACCTTTTGCCTTACGGCGAATGGTATCGGCGATGTCAACCAGCTTGGTCGCATTGTCTACGCTGATAGCAGTCCTTTTAACTAGTAGCTCGATCTCGTCTACCTTGGAGAGGTAAGTGAGCTCGACCACGTCTGAGAAGCGAGCACGTAGCGCTCTGTCTAACTTGATTGTACCGGTGTAAGCGGCACCTTCGTTCATAGTTGCGAACCAAACCAAGCCACCGCCGTCCCTAAGTATTGGTGATGGTTTGCGGTCCTGAATAAAGGTAGATCGATTGGTATCGAGCAACGGTAACAACACGTTCAGCACCTCGGGTGCCGCCCTGTTGATCTCGTCTAACAATATGACGTGATTCCCAGCAGATACAACCCTGTCAAAGGGAGATTCCTGCCAGCTCATATTACCACCCTTGAGGTCAAAGTGGCCGAACCACTGTTGAGCCTCGGTCACATTAGCACAATCCATTTTCAACAGTGGAAGTTTGTGCATAGCAGCGAACTGCTTTGCAAATTCTGTTTTACCACAACCTGTTGGACCTACCAAAATAACGTTCTGACTTTCAGACTTACGCTCTTCCTGAAGAACCTCGAAAAGTTCTTTCGTATCTTTTGGCATAACATATGTCGAATCTAACTCAGGTACAAATGTACCAGTTCTATAACTAAAAGACGTCTCTTCTGATCTTGCGCTCATATCTACACTACTCCTTAAACCATTGAAACCCATTTCGTCCACACTCTTACCAGCTTGCTTTGGTTGATTAATCACAATAATTCTCCTCATCGAATTGGCCAAACAGATCAACATAATCTTCCTCTACCACATCTATGGCAAAGGATGGAAGGCACGCTAACGTAGCGGCCTCCTTTTTTGATAGTAAACTCTTGTCAATATGAGGCTCTATCAATAGCCGAAAGTACCTATCTACAACTTTCTTGTTGATAGTACTGCAAGGTATAGCTTTAGTTATATCCCAGCTAACTGAACCTAGTAACTTAGCTGGTATACTTTTTATATTTTTTAATTGTAGAGCACTTAACGTCTTTACGAACCTATTCTTTATAGCCTTATTATTGAATTGAAGTACTTGCTCCGTGCTTAACATAACACCTCCTTTTAATACTTATTAAAATTGTAGTAAAGGGGAGGGTCTAGTTGCCTAGAGCAGGATACTATCTTACCATTTCGATTTTTAAGAACTGCTGACTCGTTAGTTTGCATTTCTATAGTGAATCTTTTTTCTAACTCCTCTAAGCTAAGTACGTTTTTTATTCCGTACTTAGCTTCTAGGTACTCTCTAGGAGCTCCCATTTTGGCTCCTTATTAATTACTAGAAAAGTTAATACGATTGACTGGTTTTACCTTATGAGCAGTCAAAGGCTTATCTTCCTTTTCAATATCTTTATCAAGGTCTATACCTTGTTCTTTAGCAGTTTTCTCTAGTAACCTTTTAACCCATCTATCATGTGCAGTTTTGTTTCTAAAAGAAGCTTTAGGCTCTTCTGCTATTTTTCCTTTCTTTGACACCCTGAAGTAGCTTACTTCATATATGTCTCCGTGAATGAATAAAGTGCATGCAACTAAGTTGGCAATTTCCAACTTACGTATCTCTACAGCTGAAGCTGACGCATCAACTCCTTTTTTTACAAACCTATCCATCTCACTTACTTGAGGATTATTATCGTCAAGCTGTATGCATGTAGTCTTAACGGTAGCTACGTCGTCTTTGCACGTAAACTCTACCAATACTGAATCAGGCCTACCGCCTTTTCTACGACTTAAACCTTTGTACTCAGGAAACACCTGAGACCTGAAGAATGCTCGAGTCCATATACGAAGACTCTTTCTTTTAGCAAAGATAGAGTTTATTGATGTTTTTACCTCTTCTCCATCTACAATGGACGTTATGTCGTCATTTGTAACAACGATAGTTTTTACACAAGTCTTTAGCTCTTTAGCTGCAGCTGCGTCTGCTTTAAGAAATCCTGAAAAGATTTCTTCTGGTTCTATCTTGTATTTTTTTATATCTGACTTCATTGACTCCATCTTAGCGTATATGTCGCTCTCAGAATTATGGAGCATTACTATAAGCTCTGGCGTAGAAACGCCCTTCTTTCTTAAATTTTTTACAGCGTCGTCTATAATAGCAATTAATTTTGCAACTACCTCTTCTCGTTCATAATCGTTATCCATGGTTTTCTCCTTCATAGTTGTTAGGTCCTGCTAGAGCAAATACTAAGTCAGAAACATACATCCACATATTATGTAGGTATTCGGCATACCTCTCAGTGTTGATGTGGGGCCATTCAACTTTAATTGCTCTAACTTCACCGCACTTCGTTGTTGTTATTTGAAAAGAGTAATCGTAACATTTTGATTCTCCGTCTACCTTTAGAACAGGAGCTGGTTTAGACGTAGTATTTTCTATTGTTTTAAAGATACTGTCCTTCAATGGAATTAAAGGACTCATAATAATTATATAGCTCAGAATACCGTTAAGTGGGTCGTATGCACCAAATATACTAAAATTTATTTCTTTACGCCCTACCACAGGGTGTACTGTAATTCCGCCTAGATTAACTTCTTTTTGAAAGCCTCCTGTCATTTCAAAAAGATCTAAACTTATAGCTCTATGAATTTTTGTTGGTAAAGGGTGCAGAGCATCTGCAGTCTCTTTTGCCCAACGGATTGACTTAGGTATAAGCTTGTCTTTAGCAAACCCTACACGCACTTCAAGTAGTGCGTTTGCTTCAGCGTCTTCACCGCGCCTGCGCACGGCTTCAGATATCGCTTCTGATACGTTGCTCATTTCTTCTCCTTTATTTAGGTGTAAAAATACAAAGCTACATCACCGTCTGGCGACTCTATGTCTAATGTATTTCTTATAGCGACGTGTCTATCAAACTACGTTGGTTACCAAGTAGTTGTTTATGTCGAACGAAGCGTCTTTGAACGGCTTCAGTTCTCTTTCTCCAGCTTTTTTACTGCCTACTAACCTAACCGCTGGAAGGTTATCTGGATGAAAGTAACCTATAGAATAGGCCCTGTTCATTTTGTATATGTTAGTGTTAATAAAGTTAACTACTGAATACATTGATCCAGAGTTGTGGCCTTTACTATTGAAATGATTAATTATGTCTTTTTCTGATTTACTATTAATACCTATCTCATTAAAATTTTTATTAAGGTAAAAAGTAGGATTAAACGATCCGTTAGTAGCTACTAAAGCTTTGTCAAACAGTGCTCGTTCACTGTCGGTGAATTGCATAGTAAGCTCATTAAGCTCTTCCATAAACTCACCCTGTATAATAGGGTCTAACATAGCGCCAACGTTGTAATTAGCCCTGTGGTCTATTAAATCATTAGGGCACCGGAAGTGAAACGAAATCTTATATTTGCATCTTCCAAGATTTGTAGCTCCACTGGCGTCTGCTATGTATGTTTCAGTTGTACGCTTTTCGCTTATTAGAGACGCAACAAATGGTACTACTTCTTCTTTAAACAGATCGTAAGCTTTAGAAAATACGCTGGTACTATTGAAGTACATATCAAACTCATAGTAAGCTTTGTGAAGCTTTGAAACGTCTACTAGCTCGTACAAGCTGTAGGTATCTCTTATAGCTAAGTGCTTATAAGCTTCATCTGTATTAAGCTCTAGTACTTCTGAATTTAAAGGAATAGTTCTTCCAAACTTCAGCTTCATCACTTTAGCTTATCCCCTGCTAATTTCTTTATAACTCCGGCTGTATTTCCGTTAGCCAGTTTTAAACCATCTATCTGACTTATAAGACTTCTAAGGTTTTCTTTAACATAAGTCTTGATGTCGTCTGATTTCTCTTGTTGTACTTTCCATATGGCAGAGTACATCTCAGGGTCGTCTGAGAACGTTTGCGCTACGTTTTCTGCTATCTTATCAGCATCAGCTCCTAAACCTATTTTTAAAACGTCAGGAGGGTTGTGTATTCCGTGAGATTTTACAACTTCAGCTATGTATCCTACTATATCGCTAGAGAATGGATTCTCGTCTCCATCGTCTGGCGGAGATATCATTAGAGCTTCGGTTATTCCCCAAGCACACTCCGAAGGGTCTGCAGGGTCGAACCACCTTGGATCTAGTATGTCTCCTGATAAGATGTTGCAAAGGTCTATGAACTCAGGTAAAGACGTGTAGAACTGGTCAGTAGTTGCTATGTTTATAGCCGACATAAGACGGTTAAAAACTTTGTTAGGAACTTTTACTCCAAAGTCTTCTTCTATCTCTTGCCTTATGGTCATAGGATCCCACTCTAAGCCTTCAGTGCCGTAGGCGTCTATGAAGCATATAAGAAGGACTGTGGCGTAGGACTCACCATTAAGCCATACGGCTTTTGAATTATCCCTGCTTTCATACGGCTTTACCTGACTACTGCCTTGTTCCATTATAACCCTTCCTGTAGCGGCCACGAAATATGTACCGACTTTTCTTTTGCAGCTTCAAACTCCTTGTGGCTTAAAGATTTACCACTAGAGTCAACCCACTCCATCCATGGTGATCCGGAGATTCCTGGACGGTTCATTCCTAACTTTTGGGAACCGAACTCAATAGCGGCTTCTCTTGAAGCCTTGGATTGTGCTTCCTCAAGCGAGGTAGCTTCAATCGTAACATTGGCCTTTTGGCCGACCTTCTCAGACTTAGACGCTATAGCCTTAATCATCTCATTATCCTTTCTGTTTATTTGTACCGATCGTGCGTCTATGGTACTGACCTTATTGCTAGTTAGCAAACCCAATAGCTAAAAATTTACATCAGACCCGTAACGTTTAGACGGTGAGGTCTAGACGTTACGGGTCTTATATTTGATAGCTATAGCCATACACTATATTATGACGCAAAAAGGGCTTCAATTTAGCTAGAAGGTAAGCTGTATAATCTTACCTGAATCGTTGGTATACACTATCCTCGCCTGCTCGGCGTTCATTATATTCTTGAGCTTTGCTTTATCAGCATCTGATAGCTGGGCTATGGCTTTCTTTACTGACATTAAGTTTACAGCTATATTACGTGCTTTGGCTTGGCAAGGCCTACAACCGCCTTTTCTAGCGTTTCCAACTCTGGCTCTAGCATTATCAACAGCTATCTTTACGGCTTGTATTTGGCTTGAAACCTTAGGGTCGTTAAGGATGTTAATAACCATTCCGTCGTCTATAATAACTAGCTTGCTTTTAATTTCTGACATAATAGTCTCCTTAGTTTAATGGGTCGCCTATGGACACTGTCATCTCTGGCTGTATAGCTTCCATTGTGTCTAACGTCTTTACAAGAATCCTAACATCGCTTAGCATCATCTCCCAGGCCTCGTTAGCCGTGGCCTGTGACCTGAATACTAAGTCTACGTAACTTTTCCTAAACCACGATGGGTTAGCCCCTGGCTCTGGAGCATTTTCATAGAACTCTTCTAAATCAGACGGAGAACATATACCATCGAAATCGTCTTGGTATAGCCCTGTAGATGCGCTTAGGGGTCCACGCAAGTACCGGAATATAGAGTTGCTCATACCGTTAGCGTCTAAGGCTTCTACCTTCATTCTAAATCCATCAATGTTGTTTATGACGTACTTAGTTTGAATGTAGCGCTTTAGCTTGATACCATGCTTGTCCGATGGCGTATCAGAAGAACTAAACGAACTAGAAGAATTACTCATGCTTATGCCCTCCAGGCTATATACAGTGTACCTTAACTTGCGATCATATTCCAAAGATACTTTCTGCGTATCCGCGTCTAGCCACGCTTGACCATAGGATTATTCTTTTATCATTATTCCAGTTTTTAAGGTGCCATCCACTCTGCCACAACTGCTCTCCTATGCACACATCTCCGCCATTGTGCCTAAGCCTAGTGTCAGGTATATCGCACTCGCTTATACATTCTCTTTTTAACGCCCAGCACGACCCAGATGCAAAGTGCACTTTAAATCCGTTAGGGGCTGGGTTTCCAACCTTATCTCTAAAGCTTACACCTTTGAACCAAGAGCCAGATCTTATCCAGCTTAAATGTGACTGGCTCATGCTAAAGAAGTATCTAGCACCTAACATTCCTACTCTAGGATCTGACTTTACACTGGTTATTATAGCTTGGCATAACTTATCAAGCCAGTGGTTATCCACGTCCGCCATAGTATCGTCGTCAAACCATATCATCCACTTGTTGGTTATAGGGTTATCTTTGTCGTGTAGCATTTCTCTCATGCAAGGGTATTTGAACTTGTTACTGTCAGACCTGTACAGAACAGATATTTGCTTATTTTTATGCATCTCTTCAGCCATAGCTATGGTTTCAGCACAAGCTTCGTTAAGGTAGACCCTTAAGTCTAACCTAGTGTTTGGAACACCAGCTAACGCGCTAAGGCATCTTTTATGCATATCAAAGAACTTGCCGTACATAAGTAGGCAAAGCGTAAACTGCCCTCCTATCTCTTCGTGATCCATTAAGGCAGCTAGTGGAGACGTCTCCACTAGGTTTACAACTAAAGGCTCATGCACTTTGGCTGGCTTTAGTACAGGAAGCTCAATCTTTCTTTTGGAAGTAACATCGTTATAATCGTCGATTGTTACCTCTACTTTTACTTTTCTACCATCTGGAAGCACTAGGCTGGTTGGTTTATCAACTGACGGTAACATGTTATTCAAACTCCAATCTGGTAATGGTTGTAATATTCCGGTTAGATAGTAGTAAAGGACAGCCTCTGTTATTTTGCTGGCTCCTATCATGTGCTGGCACAATGGAACAGTCTGCCCTTCAGGCTCAAGGTGTGGATAGCTGCAGTAAGACTTGTCTCCTTCAGACTTTAGAACTTTGTTCTTCCAGCAAGCTCTAGGTCCTCTGCAGCAGTCTAGTAGGCCCATGGTGTGAAGATACTTGTGAGGAACATTTACGTTAAGGCCTTTGAAAGCAGGGTTTTCTCTTACGTAGCCTTCCCACCACCACTCTTCTCTTCCTCCGGCTAGAACTACGCATGGCTTTTGCAGAGCTGCAGCCATATGCATAGCCATAGTTATAGTGCATATAACTCCGTCAGAATGGTGTATCAAAGACATCAGATCTCTTAGCGACGTTTTACCCCTAAGATCTATGGCTCCTTCTATGGTTCTGTGAAGGCTGGCTGGCTTTCCACCGCTGGCTCCAACTTGTACAAACTTTACACCCATAGATCTTAGTACGTCTACAGAGTCCTGTATGTCAAAGAATCTAGGGTGCTTGGTTGTAAAGTCTGCTTTACCTCCTGACAGCACTACCCAGTACCTGCCTTCAACTGCTCTTTTGCTGAGCTCAGATTCGGATAAGTGTAGGTCAGGTTTTGGATCGGTAAGGCTAAGCTTCATTCCAGACCTTTTTTCAAAGTCGTCATAGAATGCTTGCATAAAGTGTATAGGCTCTCTACCAGCTTTCCGTATGCCATCTCCGTAGCTTAAGTTATATACAGATGCTCCTAGCCTTCTATCTTTAAGCTTTACAATGTATGGGTTGTTTTCCCATATCTCTGGAAATGGGGTCTCTACGCCTATGTCTACGGTGTCAGAGTATGCTTTATATAGATCCCTAACCACAGCTGTCATTACAAGGATGTCGCCAGCAGCTCTGTGGTGCCTTAGGATTATAGTTCGCTTAGACATAGTAACCTTCCAAAATCGACATACTACCTTTACGTTTAAATATGGGCAAGGTTACCAAAGGTTAATGTTCTATTTAATGACGTTAAAGTTTGACAACTTTACGATGCAGTTGTCTATTTTGTTAGTTGGATGTGCAATTTTTAATATTTCATACTTAAAGTTAACCTTTTTTAATAAACTTTCTAGCCTGTTTCTGTACTCGTTTATGTTGTCTTCTTTAACAAGTACGTCTTCTATTATGTAAACTCCTCCGACATTAAGTTTATGGTAAGAGTTAATTAAAAAATTAAAATTAGGATCAGCTCTATGTAAGCTGTCATCTACCATAATGTCAAATTTTAAACTTTTAAGAGCTGAGCTTTCCCACAAGCTCATGACAGAAAGCTCAGAAGTTTGATCGACGTAGTAACTCTCTATTCTTTCTTCACGTATTAGTATGCTCTTATCAATGTCAGCTCCGTATATGATTGCGTTCGGAAAGAATTCTCTCCATCCTTTTAGTGACGCTCCAGGAATTCCTCTTGGTCCCATGTTTGTAGGTATGAAGCTGTTTGTACTACCTATACCTAATTCAAAAACAGCTTTAACATCAAACCTACGATTGTTAAATAGGTTGTAATATTCTTTAGTATAGTTGTGCCAACCCAGACCTTTATCGCTTCCATATTTATGCATTATCGAGCAAAGTGGAGTGGTTATTGTAGCCTCGTTCATAGTTGTACTTTCTTAAATTGGCGGAGGTATTGGAGGTAATTCTTCAATCATAGTAGCATCTTGTATTGCCTTACGCCTAGCCGCAAACTCTTTAGCAAGGTCTGA